GATGTGTCAAAAGTATTATAGAATTTTATTTCGTTTTCATAAATGAATAATGGATTAGTTACAAAGTGGCTAGTTAAAACACCATATTCTTTTTCAACAGTAACTTTCCATTGAATATCATAAAGATCTTTAAATGGGGCAATAAATGGAGATCCAAAGAATATAGCTGAAGGATCAACATAAGGTAGATTATAATAATCTGCTGGTGAAAATAATCCATTACAAGGATCCCAACCAAATCTAGCCAATTCTAATAATGTACAATTTATATCTTGAATAGCATTCTGTTGGTTGTATTCCTTTAATGTTAGTAGCATACTTGCATCACCAGTCACTAATTCTGAATCTGGGTTAACGGATGTAGGGGTTAACGACTGTTCGTAAATAGCTTCTGTTCCAACATTTGAGGTACCATAAATTAAATTTCTATATCTTTCAAAATATATACCCTCTCCAGTTAAATCATAAATACGGGCATTAACACCGATAATGTTTTTCTCTAACCAAACTTTAAGTGAATATAGTTTAATTAATATTTCATTCAAATTATATTCATAACAATTTTCAGTAATTGGATTTCCCCATTCGTCAACCTCACCAGTTTCTCTTGTAATACAATAACATAAAGAAAGTTGATTTAATTTCTTAAGATTCTTTCTTTCTTCTGGAGTAAAATATTTTATAGTTCTCTTTCTTCCATCTGCATCATAAGGAACATATAAAGAAATTCGTTTGCTTTCTTTGACATCTTTAAACCATTCCTTTACATAAATATCATCATAACCTAACCACTTTATGGCATTTATAAGGCCTTTATAAGTTCCAATAAATGGCATGATTTTATCATGCTCTAGTATAATGTGTTTTGCTTTGTAATTTAATAATTGCCAGTCAGGTAAATCTTCATTAATATCAGCTTCTTTAAATAACGTAGGAATAGATTTTGGTTTAAATAACCCAAAGTTTTCAAGTAAGGTGTCAAAACGTTCATCTTGGCCGATTGATTGAGCATTGACTACTATTTCTAAAATAGGCATATCTGTATCTCCAATACGATGGTATGCCACAATTTTTCTTTCATAAACACCTTCATCATCAGATCTAAATCCGATATTTAATTGAATTCCTTTATTTAATTGATATTGACTAACATCATAAATTATTTCATCTGTCCATATAACTTCTTGCGAATGAGGATCAACATCAAAAAATTGTATAACATCTTCTTCTCCAACCATTCTAAATATCAGAGTTGAATTAGAAGTATCATATGGAGTAACAAATATATTTGTTGATATTTCTTCGAGTATTGTTAAATGTTCTGTTTCAACAAGGCCTTGTGAAATTGGATCTAAGAATAATGCACCTACATAAGTGGCACCTGGGTACATATAATTAGAAGAATCAGGAAAATTAATTGTAACATCCCCAATAGCTTGAGAATTGTGGCCATCTGGATTAAACACAGAAACATCCTTATAGGTGATGTTTGCTGACACATCATATGGAGTACCCAATTCACTAAATGTAAAATCAATTAAGACTTGAGTCTCATTATCATAATTCCAACCACTATTAGTTATTACAGTTCTAATAATGTTCCCTGATGGGTCTGTGACTGCATAACCTTCTGCATCTTGACCAATATCAGAAGCAAATATTAAGTTGATGTATGAATCAGCGTTTAAGTTTAAATTACTACCCTTTTTGTCGTATATTCTCCAAAGTTCTGGTCTCATTAATTATAGTTTCTTTTATGGGATTCTCTCATTTTTTGTTTTGTTTTTTCAGAATGTTTGAATCCAGTTTTTCCTTTGTTCCAAGGATTTTTTCCATATATTGGATTTTTTTGTCCCTTTTTTGATTCAGAAATATTTTTTCTTTCTTCTTCAGATTTAATTCTTCCTTTCTGAAAGTTACTCATTTTTTCCTTTGTCTGTTCAGAAAGTTTTCTTCCACTTAAAGATTTTGAAAGTTTTTGTTTTGTTTCTATAGATCGTTTTTTTCCTAAATTACTTTGTCTGATTTTTTCTTTTATTTCTTCAGAACAAGGACCAAGTTTTATTCCTTTTCTTGCTTCACACATTTTCTGTCTAGTTTCTTTAGAAAATTTTTTTCCTTTATTTGGGCTAACTCTTCCTTTCTTCTTATCACTTAATTTACTTCTTAATTCTTCTGTAAAAATATTAAAACCACCATTTTTAGTTAAATTATATCCATTTGGATATAGAGTATTTAAATCAGATATGTATTTTTGTTCTAAAATAAGATTGTTATTTATTTCGCACTCTATTAAAATATCTCTTCTAAAATTTTCTTTTCCATATTTTTTAAGTGCATTTTTAAAAATTGTTCCGCTTCCTAAATATGAATCATTTTCTATTCCATAATGTGATCCAATATATTGTTTTCCATTAATTAAATTAGTTGTAACATATATAAAATTTTTCTTTTCTTTCATGTTTTATTTTATATATCTCACGAAACATTAAGAGTATCTTTATCGTGAGCAATACTGAACCATTTTTTTATGGATTTTGCTTGTTCTAAAACATATGTCATCATTGACTCAATTTGTCCAATTAGAGATGTTTGTAAAGGGTTAGCCCATAATTCAGGAGAGGTTATACTTCTCAAGATTTTTCCTTGATAATTGTAACCTAAATTCTTAAACTGGTCATTATTGTGTTTAGCCTGATAAAAATAAGGCAAACGAACTTTATAAGTATTTCTTGCATAAACACCTTTTCTTGGATTGTTTATTTGAGTATTTGCTGCCATTTATTATTCATTAATTTTCATGTAAATAATGGATTGAGTTGAATTAGACCACTTTCCTCCCTTTAACATAAAACGACCATATAATTGATTAAACGCCCCCATTTGTGTTCCTATAATATCTGCATATTCTGCTATAAATGGAGTACCATTTAGTAATTTAGATGAGCTAAAACCAAATTCGTAACGAAAGTCTCCCTTTTCATCATAAAATATTTCAGGTGAATTTGGCTTGCCAAATTTAACCCCTTTATTTTTCCAATATTCTTTACATGCTTCTTTTATCTTAAATTTTAAAACTATAGAAGGATTGTTGCTTTCTTTCACACCTCTTTTAATTTCTTGTCTCGTTTTAGGAACAAGAATATCTTTCATTGCTTCTTGTATGATTTTTGCTCTCATTAGATGTTACTTACAATAGTTTTATTGTTCTTTGAATTGAAATCTACGGGAGTTGTTCCCCTTAGATTTATATTCAAAGTAGACAGTTTATTCTTTTCTGTTGAATCATCATAATAAACACTATTAAAAGATTCGAATCCGCCACGAATTAAGGGGTAAATATCTTTAACTGGGACCTTGTTTCCAAACGCATCATAAACATAACGTTCAAGAATTATATCCCCATAATCATCTAACCCATAATGATCTCCATAAATAGTTAGGTTATTTTTATCTGCGTCAAACCAGGCAGATACAGAGTCAACACCTTCAATAGCCTCAACAATACGAACTATATCTGAAACTGGTATTCTATCTCTACGTGTATTTTTTAAGAAATATTCTGAAGTTTTAGAAATTATAGATTCTCTTATAGAATCAAAATCAAACCCTTCATAAATTATTAATGTTAGATTAAGCACAAATCGTGGGTATTTTAGAGTCATAATAGCATTATCCACTGTAATAATTCTTTGCCCGCTGTCCTCTATGAGGTCCAGGATGGCTGTCTTTTCATTATCAGTAAGTTGGAATGAATCCAACGCACAAGTATAATAGTTTTGAGCTGCAGAAATTCTTTTGTTTACATCTGGAACTAAGAACAAATAAACAGTATTATCATCTTTCTTTTGTTCTTCTAGAATTCCTTGCCATTTATAAACTTCATTTTGAGCATTATCTAATTCTATTTTCTTATTCATCGATAATTCTGAATTAGCTCCAACAGTAGATAACAGTGATCTATATTGTTCACTTACTATTTCGTAATTATCCTTTGCTTGATTATATTTGTCTAACGCATATCTGTCCTCAAAGGTTGCAAACCCAGGAATCGCATCGACAATTGTGAACATATTTAATTTACGTAAGAAATAAATGTAGTTGTCAGCATTTGCAAGAGTAAATGATCTTGACATATGAGGAGCTAATAATCGGGTAAGATAAAGAGGTTCTTCCAATGTTCCAAATAGAATATCATTCTTAATCGAAACTTTTAGAATCTTATTTAAATCAATATCCTCACCATTTAATGAATATCCTTGAGTTACAAATTTCCAACTAGCCTCTGATTCAGTTGCAGGGCTTTTAATATTGCCAGGTTCACCGTCTGTCAAAAGATACTCGACAAGTATTGTTGATCCCATTCTTGGGGGTTTGCCATTATATCCGGTGCCAAAGAAAATATCAATCCCCCCTGTTTGTCCAGTTTTAACCATTACAGACTCTTCATTGAATCCCATATCAAGAATGGATGGTCTTGTTTCCCATCTTTTTCCGTCAACGTAAACATTAACAAAATAATTATCAATTCCTGCTCCCTTTTTATTTTGGAAATTATATGATTGCAATGGGTCTCCTGTTCCTGTGGCTTGTTGATATTCAAGTTTTCCTTGCATAACATTTACGTCTATATAGTTTGTTATGCTTGTTAAGTCTAATCTAATTTCTTCTCCAGGTAAAACTATAGTGTATATAAGGCCATTAGTAACAGATGTCAATTGAGTATAATTAGGAATCGTTACGGTGTTTCCGTACATATTGATTTTTTGTCCATTGTATGTAAGACGCAAGGTTCCTCGTGCGGCCATAGCCCTTGAAGGATTGTGGCCTGTTATAGCTGCGATTCCCTTTACACTTGCAGGACGAGACGCTGTGTTTATATTTAATTCAGTGATAGCATCTTCAATATAGAAGAGTATCATTCTTCCAAGATGAAGAGTAATCTGTAACAATTGGCCCATAGGAGAAGCCATTGTAAAATATTGACCTACATCTTCATAACTTGCCTTTATAAAATTAAGAGCATCTTGATATAATTCGCTAAAACGAATTCGTGATGTCTTAAAAAATTCAAATCTTTGGTTGTTACTATTTGCCATTACTTTAATTTAATTTTATAGTTGTCTATAAACTTTCTTTTTAACATCATTTAGAGTATCTGTTAATAATACACGTAGTGTTTTTCCTGCAATAGGTTTATAAAAATTTAATACATATAATGTTAAAGTTGCTTCTTTTTCTGCTTTAAAAACCAATTTTTCAGAATTTACAAATTTATAATCTAAATCATTTAAAAAATTAAAAATTTCTGGATCCATATTATTATATTTAGTAATAAGGGCTTGTGTAACCTCGTCTCCGGATTTAGGTTTTAAAATATTCTCATATATTTTTTGTGCTTTCATTATTGTACTAATACTCCAATTATCTTTTGATTATTTATGAAGATGTCAACTACCGCATAATCATATCCTTCAGGAGCCCTTCCAAATGAAACACTTGGGCTTATTTGATAGTCTTTTGATTCATCAACATATTGCATTATTTGTGCTTTGATTCTTTCTTCAAGTTCCATTTTATTGATACGAGTTTCGAAAATAAGATCCTCTAACCCAACACCAAAATTAAGGTCTCCGAGAACTTGTCCTTGACTCGTTCCTAATATCATTTTTATTTTCGAAATGATGCTCTCAATAGGATCGGAGTGTTCTAACACACCATATTTAAAATTAGGATCTTGAGGGCTTCGATTGTATATTTCTCGAATCATCTAATGATTTTTATTTATATATTCTAAACTTGGAAATAGTTAGAAAATTGATATATAAAATAAACTTTGATTAGTGAAGGCTAAATTCATAACTGAATCTGAATTGTTTAAAGAAGCTGTTGGAGATGTTTTCAAACCTAAATCTGAAGAGGAAATTGAAAAAAATCTTACAAATGATCCTGATTACAAAATAGGAGATAAAAAGAGCGCGACAGAACACTTATTAGCAGCTATAAATCGAAGAAATGTTTCATATGCAAAATATGCTCTTAAACACGGAGCAAAACCTCTATATACTTATGTTCCTAAAACCAATGGATCTAGCGGTAATTTATGGGCTGCTTATAATAGTATGGGAGATGCCGAAGAAACACAGGATTTAATTATTGAAATGTTGAAATCAAAACAAATAACGGGATTATATAAAAAATATCCAAGATTTAGAGAGTCTGTTTTGCAAAAAACCCTTTATATGGGTATGAAAAAGGTGATGAAATGGATATTAGAAAATTTTAAAGAAACTACATACCAAGATGTTCATAATGCTATTAAATTAGTTGATATAGATTGGGGATCATCTGCTTGGTCAGGTTATCAAGATACGTTAGATATTTTGATTCCTTGGTTGGAAAAACATAAATCTATAAAAGAGTCGCTGGGAGATATTTTAAGACCAAAATCAAGAGAAGAAATACAAAAGGCTCTTGAATATACGGAGGTAGATGAATATACAGATATGGTTGATAAAGAAATTGACCGGCAAAGAGTTATGTTTGGTGATGATACTATTTTTAGTAAATATCGCGAATTTGTAGATGAAGGGTTTAAAGATAAGATACCGCCAGCCGAGGTAGCACAAAAAATAATACAAACATATTATCAAAATGATTGGAATCCAGACGGAGTTTTGGCTTTAACAAATATGGGCGGCATAGAATTAAAGATTGTTGAAAGCGGAGATGGTGTCGAATATCGTTTTACAGGCGAAATAGTTCCACATGGTGCTGAAATAGAGTGTGATTTTCGTGAAGATGAAGAAGAGGATGTTGGGTTGACTGACGAAGATGAAAGAGAATCAAAAGCATTTTTTCAAGATGAAAACGGCAATAAATGGTATCTTGAAGATTTTATGAGAGTAAATTATCCATGAAAAAGTTAGTAAGCGAAAGTTTAGAAGATGCTCTATCAAAAGAAAAGACTCTTCACAAAAGACTTATTGAAGATAAAGATGGCATAAAAATTTATGCTGTTAATGGAGATTATGTTAGAGACAAAGATCCTGGATTAGATTTTCCACAATTTGTAGAAGGAGGAAGTCATTATCCAACTAGCTATCCTGGCTATAAAAAATATATACCTGAAGATGAAATATGGATTGACGACGTTCATTTATTAAAACCTAATGATTTGCAAGCTATTATTTTACATGAATTAGTTGAGAGAAATCTAATGAAAAATCACGGGGTTTCATATGATGATGCGCATGAAATTGCCAATAAAGCAGAAACGCTATTTAGAAAAAATGTTCATAAAGGATCTGGAATAAAAGTTCGAGATATAATCTACAATAAATTTAAAGATAAAAAAAGAGGGAAATAATCCCTCTTTCTTATTTGATTTCAATCTTTTTTGATAGTTTATCTTTTTCGTTTTTAAATTTAATAGTTAAAATTCCGTCTTCTAAAGAAGCATCTACTGTTTTAGAATCAATTCCATAATGGGTCATCGCATAATGGAATGTGTTTCTACGAAGTCTACCTTTAGTTTTTTCATCCTTTATTTCTCCCTTAATAGAAATTCCTCTATTATCTACTTCTATTTCAATATCATCTTTCTTGAATCCAGGTGCTTGAACTGTAATGACATGATCTTTTGTTTGTTCATCATAATAATAAGATGATAATTCTTGACGATCATCCCAAGTTCTAATGAAGGTGTCAAATAAATCGTCAACTAAAGATAGATTGTTGTTTCTTGAATTTCTAATTACTGGTAACATAGGCATTTAATTTTATTTTAGTTTAACATTAAATTATCAATGCTAAATATTTCAAATAAAATGCCAAAATAAAAAATATGACAAAAATGACAAAAATTTAGAAAAAATATGACAAAAATGACAAATTTAAGGATTTATTTGGATTTTATCTTTTTTCCAAAGATAATCATCATTTAACCATTTAATAAACCCGTCGTATGATTCGATGACTTGTTCATTCGCAGTATCGGCTTCTTCGTATACGTGGATGGTGTCTGGTTCACTATTATATTGTTCAACGTTAATCGGTTGAATATTATTACTGAGCCTGCTATAGATTTTAAATTTTGTACCTATTTGTTCATCAGGACTAAATGACCAGGCAAATTGATTGAGTGCATCATTAGATGTTACTCTAAACATACTATCAAATTGTGGATTGTTCTTTAATTGTTCTTTTATTTGTAGAATTAATGGCCAGTTTTCGAATGGGATTATGTGTCTGTTTTCATAATCATCTAAAAATTCAACCTGCTCGCTTATAGACAGATTGATAAATGAGCTGACTATTTCATCAGTCGTTTTAGGTTTCAAAATACTTGACTCGTATACTTTTTTAGCCTTCATCTATTTCAGAAATACTATTACTTAAGCTATCATTAAAAACATCTGGATGATCATAAATGTTTCCATTATAGTAATAAGGTGGGTTGTATCTTATTTTGTTATCATCTATATTCGCCTTTTTAAAGATCTCTATTATAGAATCCTTTGAAAGAGGAATTTTATAACATTTATCCTTTTCACTATAATATTTTGTTTCAAATTTAAATCCTAATTCTTTTTCTAATAAATTTTTTAATTCATTGAAGGCTTGTGATTCATCAGCAATACCTTGTGTTTCATTTAAAGCCTTTTCAAATGCGTCAATATATTCTTCTAGGTCTCTTTCATCTTGATATTTTATTAAAAATTTGGCTACATCTGTTAAAGTTTTTAAATTTTTAATCTCCATTGTATTATCATAATCAAGCCAATTAAAATCCTCTAATAATTTAGTTACTAATTCTTCTGTTAATGATTTAAAATATGTAACTCCTTTATCCTTTTCCATTTTTTGGATGGCATATATTTCATCATCTAAATTCATACCCTCTGACCCATATCTCTCAAATAAATCCCATGAATCCCCTGATAATATCTTTTCAATAGATTCTTTAGATATGTCATTACCTTCCATAAATAAATCCGAAAATTCATCATACCAATCAGCATAAAGAATATATTTTTGTCCTTCCTTTTTTAATTTATACGGAAAATTCTTAACTATAAGGGGAAACAGGATTTCAGTAGAATCAGGAAATTGCTGAATTGCTTCTGCTATATCTTCGCTACCTATAGGAAATGTTAAATTCTTTTTTAATGCTCGCCTTAAATATTCTTTTTGTCCTGTATCTTTCCATAAATCCCATAATTCATCTCCAGAAAGCTTACCCATTTCTTTTTCAATTTCTTTTTCTGATTTAGGTTTCAAAATATCACTAATTGATTCATTAAGATATTTGTGATGACCAAATGATCTAAAAAAATAAACTAAATCTTTAACTGTTTTATCAGAAAAATATTGAGGATATTGTGAAAATATATTTGATAGTTCAGTGATTGTAATAGAATGTACTTGATTTGGTCTTGTTTTTTTAATGTTAATAATTTGTTTTTCAATATCATATACCATATCTATAAAATCTTTGGCATCTTTTACATTTTTGACTATTTTATATGGAGAAAATACTCTTGGTGTTTCTTTACGATAAGCCCCCATATCAATCCTAGGAAATGGTTGTTCTTCATCTTGATGAAACCATATTGTAAAATATTTTGTATCAAATTCACAAGATACGCCGCCCGGATTTATATTCAATTTATAATCAGGGAAAAGGGCATTATAAACTTCTAGAAATATGGGAAATTTATCGCGAATTAATGGAATAAGTTCTTCTTGAGATTTTGGTTTAAAAATATCTAAGACTTCCTCTTTGATTGGATGATATTCACGTTTAGCCATCGTTTTAAAGTGTTTTAGAGCTACTTCAACGGTTTTTATCCATTGATCAATCATTTCTTCTAACATGTCAGAAGAGTATCTGCCACTTTCCCACCAATTAATCAAACGTAATAAACCCCTAAAACCAGTGCTTCCTCCTTCGCGATAACCAGTTCCTTTAATTGCATTTTGTTCTATTTCCAAATCTCTTTTAAATGCACGCACTTTATCTCCAAAAGAAGATAATTCTGGACGATTTATTTCTTTTTTAAATATAGGCTTCCATTTTTTATAGATAGAAAGCATAACATCTAGTTTGTCAGGTTCAACTTCTAAAAGTTCTGACATGATGTCATCGTCGGGTTTAGGCTTTAAAATATCAGAAACTTTTTTTGCTTTCATAAAATAGATCGTAAATATTTTTTAAAATTTTGTAATTCCTTTATTTTTTTATCTAATTCTATAAAGGCCTCCTCATTTAATTCTTTAAATCCATAATATTGAAAATCATCAAAATCAAAATATATATCTTTAGCGCCAGAAAATTCTCCTTCCTCAAGAGAAAAAATAGCAGGGCCTTCAATCATATGATTATTATAAATAACCTTAACGTCTAACTGTTCGTCGTGAATATCATGTATTTCGATAATAAATTCTATCATTCCAGTTGCGTCACTACGAACATAGAATTTTTTTCCAATTAAATTTTTTGGTTTTAATATATCTTCAACAGATTCTTTTACAAGCTTCATAACCCGGCTTTATATTGTTTTTGTCTTTGTAATTCTAAGTCTGATAGCATTTCTCTAGAAGCAGCCATAATTTGTTCTGGAACAAATTGATATTGAGGAAACTTGTGTGCGGCAGCTTTTAGAAATGGAAAAAACAAACGAAGAGCCTCAAGTCTTTCAGGACTTGCTGGTTCCCCCTTCTTTCTCTTAGGAATTACATATGATTCGCTTAAAGCAAATGCATTTTTATTCCAAACTCTTTGGACCGCAATAAATTGATCGGGATTTCGCTCAAACGGATCTTCCCATCCTGTTGTCTTTTCATCAATTATATCCAGTTCTTTCATCCTTCCCAACATTTTAGTATGAATAATATGTAATGCGTCTGAAATGACATACAAATCTCCATTTGCCAAAATAACGGCTCTAGCATTTGGAACAAAATGTTCCAAATGATTTAGGATTTTTTATAAGTGGATAGCCATGAATCCAAGTAAGAGCCTGCCCAGATAATTGACGTCCTGCCCATTGCAATTCAAATTCCTCATCTGGGTCTGTAATTCCAAACCTAGCAGATGCGTATTTATCGGCTACTCCTTCTTGTATTGATTCATATACAAATTTTGCCTTCATACTTTTATTATTTTTATTATTCCTTCTTTAAATCTAAGCTCCAACATTTTTGCTGCTATTTGTGCTTGTTGTAAATATTTAAAACATTGAGATCTTTTCATTTTAGATGTTAATTTTAAAATTTCACCTCTGTGATAATCTCCATAATCTTTTAAATATTTAGGTTCTTTAAATGATGGATGTAGTATGAGGACTGCCCATCCACTTTTTAATGTCTCATTTACTGTCATAGCTTTCATTTACTTTATTCTTTTGGTAGTATAATCCATGTTATTAAATAAACTAAACCTATTGCAGATGCTGTAAATAAAAGTAGCAATACAGCTGCTAATCTCCACATTACTGGATCGGTATTTGTGTATTTACCTAAGCCACCACATATTCCTGCAATGACTCTATCATCATCGTTTCTTCTAAAAAATTTTGCCATATTAAAAAGTTCTAATTATTTCTACATGAGTGCTGCGATAGCTTTTTCCATATCTTCTAATGTTTTAGGTTTTAAAACATCACCTATTGCTTCATATACTTTTTGTGCTTTCATTATGGGAATAGTAAGAACCAGTCGGCTACGTCGTCGGTCTTTATTTTTTCTTTTAATTCTGCTAATTCTTCGTTTCCTTCTGTTCTTATTTGTTCGAAGTTTATCGTAACATTTCCTAATAATTGATAATTGAACGCTCCAAGAATTCTTGCTAAAGATCTTTTTCCTTGCGCGATCATCCATTTTAAAACTAAAGGATCTTCAAATGCATCTTCATCAGGAATTTGTACTTGACTTAAAATGAATAATGATTCAACAGGAGTTCTCCCTGTTATCACCAATCGTTTTGTATTTAAGTTGAAATTGTGATTTATATCTCTTAAGTTAAATGCTCTTGCAAGGTCCCAGAATGACCACTGAATTGTTCTATATGTTATTTGGTCTGAAGATAATGGTGTCAAATAAAGATCCGATGCCATTAATCTGTCGAAGTTCAGGTCAGGGTCATTAATACCAAATACGCGGCTTCCATGCGTCATTTCCCATACAATCTTAATACCTACAACACACTCTGGTAATTGGAATGTTCTTGTATTACGCCACTCTTTAGTAGTATAATATTTTTTATTTAAGAGATAAATTTGATCCTGCCATAATGTTCTGTACTCACGAAATAACCACTTCATTTCAACACCAATCAAACGATCTATTTCCGCGTCTGGGGGTGCATACGGAAGTGCAGCACAAGCAGTTAAAGCATTTTGGACCTCCTTTATTAATTCAACTCTGGTCATATCTTTCTTTTATATTATTCTAATTCAAATCCTATATTGTTTTTTAATACGTAGATAAGAGCATCGTAAAATTCATTGTCACTTATATAATCAATAATCTCACGAGAAACATCGCTATAACTCCAATCGAATTCTTCTCCTCCTAATAAACGCGCAACCTCAAATATTGCATCCTCTTTTATTGGAATGTTTCGTACTCTTTGTTCTAATTCTTTGAAGTTTTGATTAACTTCTTCTTTAGATTTTGGTTTTAATATATCTTCTAGTGATTCTCTTACTAACATTTCTTAAAAATAAATTTTATCCATTTAAAATGTTTTCGTGTTTTTGTATATTCTAAATTGTTTTCATAATAATTTGCTTCTCTTTCAAATGATATGTTATAATATGCATTCTTTCCATAAATGAATAGTTTAATAAACCATTCTAATACATAAATTATATAAAATAAAATGCCTAATAACTCTTGACTTTGTTTCCAATGTATTGCCTCATGATTTATGAGAATCGCATTGTTTAAATATTTATCTTTTAATAAAAAAATACCAAATGGCCACAACGTAATTGCCGCAGCAAAACCCAAAGTAATGGTTCTTACAAATCCAGGTTTAACTAATATTTTCATATAACAATATGATTTTTTATAAACTTTGCCGGATCATCCGTTGACCACAGCTATCCTGCATTATTTAGTGCATCAATAACATCTTCAACTTTCCCGTTAACAGTAAAGGTAAGAAATTTACTATGTCCTATATCAAAATCTTCTATTTGTGACGCAGAAGCATGGATTTCAACATTATTGCCGAACATACGAAATATATCATCTGTACAATCTTCCCAAGATTTTTTCTCATATTCAAGTTCTATAGTAATTATATCGCCATATTGAGATTTTATAAATCTGATAACATCTTCATCAGAAAATCCATAATCCTTTAATGTTTCGTATATTTTTTTGGCAATCATTTATTCTTCTTTATATTCATTTTGAAATCCTTTATCAGAATAATTTGGATCTCTTAAAGATTTAATCCATTTATAATCGCGTATTTCTTTAACTTCAATTCCATTTAAAGAGGGTTGTGAAAGTTTTTCTTTAGGACTTATCACTAAACAATTTTCATCTAATTTAGCTTTATCTCCTAATCCTGCATTTTTTATTACACAACCATTTAGGTCACAATTAATAATCTCTCCAGAATTAACAATCATTGATTCTTCGATTTTGTTTTCTCTGTCAGCCCGAACTCTTTGTAAATAAGATTCAGAAACATTATTGCCGTTTACAAGAGTTGAATTTAAAATCCTTGAATTGTTTAATTTAGTACCCCATAAGTGACAATTTTCAACTATACCATTGATTGTACAATTAACTAATTGGAATCCTTTTACTCTCGATGCATTTATTTCAGCATCTTTAATCTGGAATGTTCCAAATTCAGTGTCCCAATTGAATTTACATTTCTTAAGATTGCTTTCTAGAATTAGTTTAGCAATGTGATCTCTCAGTTGAAACCATTGTGTTTCGATCAATTGATGTCCTTTATTAAGGTCGATATAGATAACGAAATCTTTATATGTAGACTCAAATAAATCATACTTATAGTAACATTTTCTAAATATTCTATATTCTTCAGTTAATTTATTAAGTTCATTAATCATCGAAGGAGTGTATTCTTCTGCATTTAAAACTTGATATGTTGTGAAAACATAATACTCAAGAAGTTCATAAATCTCTTTTACTTTTTCTGAATATTTATATCCCCCGATATAATTAAACGTTAATTCTCCTCTTGTCTGTTCAGTTAAATCTATTCCATAAAATGTATCAACTGGCATTTGAAATTCACTAACTAAGTTAACAACATTTGATGCGTTAGAACTCATATTAAATGGTACAATCTTTTTTACAGAGGCGGCAAATGGGCAGCCTTTCATTTCTGGAAATCTTTGATAAACAAAGTTCTCATCCATCTTTAAAACAAGTTTACCGACATCCATGTGCGAAATATTTGTAAGAGTCTGAAGTTCGCTACTGTAATTAAGATTCACTTTCATCAAAGTATTTTTGTCTAATGATGCATTCTCATTTATCCAAAATAAAATAGTATTTAAAAATGTAGATACTTCATTATATTTTTGTTCGCCAATTTTAAATTGGTAACGTGGTCTTTTTCCATCATATTCTTTCACTAAGATACATGTAGAAAAACTAGGTTTTATGGTTGTTTGATCTGTAATAACCACGCTTTTTCCAGATATTTTTTTGAGATCCTCAACAATAAATGATGGTTCTTTAGAACAATAGAATTCAAAAACGAATCCTAACATTGCTGCATCATAAACTTCTTTTGAACTGTATGTTTTTGCTCTTCTCATATAATTTCATATATTTTCGTATAAATTCATATATTTTTAATCAGTTTTGTAAATTATTTCATATTAATTGGCCTTCCAAACTTTCTAACCATTATTGATGGAAGCACTTTATTGTAAACTTCACGACATAATTTAGCTATTATTCTTCTTTCTTGATCATCATCTCTGATGATGATCGTATTATGCCCTATCGGCGTGTATCTTACGTTCAAATTATGTAAATATTTTCGTAATAAGTTTAGATTTTCTCCTTTAGATTCTGTCGGGTCATTATCTTCAACATGAACATAGATACCATTTACATTTCCATATTTTTTGTATAATTGATTCATAAATCCATCACCAGAATGATGGGATAATTTTACAGGAGGATCCCTCCAATATTCATCTTTATGAAAATGCATTGTGTGATCAGAATAATCTCTCAAAATATTATTTACAATACTATCGAGAATATCTTCTACACGTTTGGGTTTAAAAACCCCATGACTTGATTCGTTAATAGGATCAAAATATTTTATATGAAATCCATTTCCAAATATACCTGCAATAACTTGTGCTATTAATTCTTTGATCGCTGTTTCTAAAGAACTTCTTTGAATATCATAAACTATTACTCCTGCTTGCTTATAAACGGCTTTGACTGGGTATATGTGTTCTAATGGATTTGCATCTTGTTCTTTTACTAACATTGACATAACATATAATCCAGATCCATATTTTTTATGGTATTGGTTGAAGGAATAATCTATATTGTCCCATGCTATTGTCATTCTATGTGGGCCTTCACTAAATAAAGGTTCAAAGAAACTTAAGGCTTTATTTTCTAATAGGCTTAAATACATTTCTTGAGCTAAATCTTCAATAATTTGTTTTTTACCTTTAGGCTTTAATACGTCACCAACTGATTCGGATATTTGTTTTGTTTCTATAAAATAATTTATAAGTTTACGCCATTTTTCATCTGGCCCATAACTATATCTTGAATTTCGAAGTTGATTTCTTATGGCTTTTATAGTTGATTTATTAGGAAATGGACTACCATTCTGCAACATAAATTTCATTTTTCCTGGTCCTGTTTCATCCTCAAATTTAATATGATCTATTGGCAGTAATGGTTTATTGGGTTTGTTGTCCCATTTGGAATATTTAATGTATATGGGTTTATTTAGATCTAAATATCCTTTATCTAATAATTTTTTTATATTTTTAATGGAACCTCGATGAATTATATAAATCGTTTCTTCATCACTAGGTTTTAAATCTGTTTCATCCAAAAATCTATCCAATAATTTTCCTTTTAAAAATACATAAATGCTGGACCCATTTTTTAATTTATGGGTTATATCAGCACCGTTATCAATTAAATACCACACACTTTGCGGATTTATGAAATTAGAATTTGGTCCGGTTTGAATAGGATTTAATGATGCTAATAGGGGAGTAAACCCTTCATTATTTTCTAATTCTAAATCTGCCCCGTTTTCAATCAAAAATTTAAGGGCTTCAAAATGACCATACTTAGCAGCATAATAAAGTGGAGTACTTCCATTTTGATCTTGAAAATTTATAGGGGCCCCTTTGTCTAAAGCCCATTTAATTAAATCAATAAATCCGTTTTGAGAAGCCCGCTTTAATAAAACACCTAATGTTTTATGGGATGGATTACCTGATAAAATTTCTTGTTTATTTTTTGACAAAAATAAAAGCAAACTATCTTCTAAACTCTGATAAGAATCATTTTTATTCCATGAAGCTCCTCTTCGTAAAGCATCAAAAACCCCTTCTAAATTTTTATGTTCCACCGCCAATTCTAAAGCCTTATCGGTTTCGATTTTTTTATAAGCCGCGGTAACTTCTTCCTTGGATTTAGGTTTTAATATATCTTGTAAAGCTTCGTATACAAAGTTAGCTTGCATTGATCAACGATTTATTTTATTTATTCAAAATAAAAAAGGGAGTGTTAAACTCCCTCTTCTTGTTTTTTATCTTCGCTAATTAAGTCGAAGACTAACTTATCGTCTTTAAAGTCCGCTATTTTTACTTTGAATTTATCGCCGACTACATAATTTTTAACTGCTATTTTTCTTCGTTTGAATTCTTTATTTGGTACTAAGCCAGAAAGCTCTCCAACATTTACAATTACTCCAAAGTTCATGACTGCTGCTACTTCAGCATCAATAACTTTTTCTTTGTTTTCTAAAATGAATTTAGTGAATTTTTCTCTTTTTTCTTCCGGGCTTTCTTCAGTTAAAATAATTCGATTGTCTTTAGTTATTTCGTTGATGTAAAAACTTATTTGATCTCCTGGATTATATTTTCTATTTCTAAAATCTCTTAAAGTATCTTCTTTCATTTTAGAATTATGTAATAATCCAGTAAATATGTCCCCAAATTCCACAAATATTCCATACTTAGAAGTTCCTGTTATATTTCCTGTGTATTTATGATTTAGATCTAATTCAGCTATTTTTCTTGGAAGAACATGTTCGATATATTTCTTATGAGAAACAATGAATGAATTCATTTCCTTTAAGAAATCTTCAACCATCACTATAACTTCTTTTCCAACTAATGTTCGGAAATCAATGATCTTATTTGGAGCTGCTAATGAACCAGGCATAAATGCCTCTATTCCTTGTACCTCAACAAAATAACCACCTTTATTGGCTTCCATTACTTTTGCAACATAAGCTTTAGAAGGTGATTCTATTTCTTTCATAAATTCTTCTCTTATCTTTTTCAAATGGCCTTGCCATAATGAAATTTTAATTGTTGGAGAAGATTCTATTACATATGCATAAATACCTTGTTCTAAAAATTTAACTTTAAATTGAGGCTTTAATATATCTTCCACAAATTGGTCAACTGTATTATAACCAAATATTTGTAGAAATCTCTTTTCTCGACTTAAATCAATATCCACAGATAAACCGCCAGATAGCTCTATTGACATTTTATCTAACCTAACGTTATAGATGTCGGTAATTACAACGCAGTCTCCTTTCGTTAAATCTTTTTTAATTGTTTGGGAATTGTTGTCAGAGAGGAGGTCAAACATTTTTTGAGCGTAGGGGGCTCTTGAATAACAGATGTTGTGATTGTCTTGACCTTTGATTTTCTCGTTTGGAATTAGTCGGTTTCCACCTCGATGATTTCCTTCAAATTCCGCCCAGTTGAAATCTTCAAAATTATTCATACTTATTTTAGTTTTTGCGTTAATACTAAGTGTTTATCTATATATTTTTCCCATGGAGGAAGTTTTGATAGAGAGTGGATATATAAATAAAACTCTAATATTATGATTTGGACCCAATTAAATCTGCATACACCAGTACCTCAACTTCCTAAGATTTTAAACACAAACTTCTTATCATTTGAGAGATATATTGATGTATTTTTTGATGGTAGTTTAGGGATTCTAACTGTTCCATTAGAGACAACTGGTAGAATAAAAGGCACAAGGGGAGAATTTGTTACTGCAGTCGTAGATAATTTAATTGTAAAGAGACAATTCACTAATTTATACGATAATAATACCACTGCTGATTACAATTTCTATAGAATGTATGTGGATCCCGTGACCGTTGGTAGAGATCCTTGTACATATGGAATTGATACATCATCATGGAAATTTCCTTATGAACCAGCAGGATATAAAGTCATAGACGTAATGAAACCATATTATAAGGTTTCAAACGCAAATCCAATTTTCTTAGCAAATGATAATCTTTCACAAGTTGTAGGAATTTATTTTGATTCATCTTTAATTGGGATTAATCAACTTGAAGTTTTATTGGATCCATGCAACAATATAAGTTATATTGTCGACGCAAGCGGGGCAGGAGCGGCTTATGAAGAATTTATTGCTATTGCATACGATCCATCATGGGGTACAACATGGACTCAATATAAATACAGTGTTGAAGCTAGTGGAACTGGCGGAGGTGGGGGTGGAACCGGAATTGTAGGTCCAGGAACTATTAATCATATTCCAAGATTTACTGCTACTACAACAGTAAGGGATTCGTCACTTTATATGGATGGTGATGAATTAATTGCAAGAGATATTCAAATTAACAATGCCTTAAGGGATTCATCTGATAATATTCTTATAGGATATGGGTCTCCATTACAAATAAATGATCCTTTAGCAGTTAGAGATGTTTGCATTTACGGTCCAAACGCATGGATCGAAGGATTATTAATTACCCAAGATATTTCTACAACAGGAAATATTTATGTTGATGGATCAATTATATTAAATGGTCAAGAAGTAGGACCAGCAATTTTTGATCCTACAGCTCCTGATTCATTATCAATGCCATATACGGTTGGAGGAATCCCTGCTGGTACCACAGTTGGAGATCTAAGAGGAAAAACTATAGAACAAATATTTATGGATTTATTATTCCCAACTGTTTATGCTTCGGTTTCTACTCCTAAGAGTCTTTCGTATTCTGGATTACTAAGCGCATATGCTGAGCCTAGCTCGTCATACACACCAACACTTGTTGCTGCATTTAATCCTGGAGCAATACAGAATGGTAATGGAACCCCAGGACCTAATTTAACTGGTGACGCTTACTATTATACATTTAAGCTTCCTGGTGGAACAATTGAAGCAGAAGGTAGTTGGACTTTAAACTCATCAACACATGTATTTACAACTCCTATTTTAATTGGAAATGTCGGGGCAACATATACTTGGTCAGTTGACGTTAGTCATGCTATTGGAACAGGAACTTATTATGATAATAAAGGAAATGTTGGAACTAACTTAGATGCACAAAGAGTGGCAGCAACAATATCTCAAGTTTCAGGAGCTATTACAAGTAGAAATAAGAGATATTGGGGTGTTAGTTCAAACTCTTCATTAACAAGCAATGAAATTATTACATTAGACAGTAGTGAATTCTCAAATACTTACACAAAAACATTATTCTATGTTTCACCTACAGCTGAATACATTTATTATTGTTATCCATCATCAATTCCAGGAACTCCAGTATTTACAGTTGGTGGTTTAACATTTACTGGTATTCATAATATTGGTCCTGTTTCTGTAACCAATAGTTATGGTCATACAGAAAATTACAACGTATGGAGAACAGATGGGCTTCAAAGTGGAACTAATATTTCAATTGTAATAACTTAAAAATAAAATAATAAAAAATATAAAATGGCAAATAATTCAGGAACATTAGTTATAGCAGCGATTCGCCCTTGGGCTGATACCGACGTATTTGCCTCTGCATTTGCGAATGAAATTCGAGGAGGTTTACATATCGTTGCCAATGACACTTCAAGAAACTTATTGCTAACTACATATTCTGATAGAAAAGAAGATGGTATGTTAGTATATGTTCTTAGTTCTGCTTCAAATGGAGGTGCAAGAACTATGTATCAATTGAATGGAACAACTTGGGAGCTATTTAATCCCGGAGGAGTAACATTAGCTTATGTTGATGGATCATTACAACTTAGAGATAGTTCTATCAGTAGTTTAAATTCGTGGGTTTCAAACCATGAAACTTCATTAGGAAATTTAACTGTATGGAATCAAGGACTTGATACATCTTTAGGAAATTTATCAGCATGGCAAGTTGTTCAAGATTCATCTTTAGCATATATTAGAGCAGCTTTTATTCCAAATGCTTCATTAAGTGATGATTTTGTTTGGAATAATGGATCTCTTGAAGTTAGTTTGGGATCTGTTTATGGACTTGATCAATTTGTAAAATCATCATCAATTGGATATGGTTTATATTGGGTAGATGGTAAAATTGATGTAAGTATTTTTGTATCAACAACCGATACATCAAGATATACTCCAACAGTAGCTGATAATATTATAATGCCTGTGGCTGTAGGAGGTATACCAAAGGATACGTCAGCTGGTGGTTTAAGGGGTAAAACATATGATGAAATTTGGACTGATTTATTGTTCCCAACTGTAGATGCAACTGTAGGACTTTTAAACAGTTTAGGATTAAGTGGTATAAGTGGAACCTTAGAAGTTGGTACATTATATGGTCCAACATTAACTGCTACATATAACTCAGGTAGAATAACGAATGGTGATGGAACAACTGATGGAAGCTTAACAGGAGCAGCTTTGCAATTTGTATTTAGAATTCCTGGAAATACTGTTGATGGTGTTTATACGGCTACATCAAATACACAAACTCATAATCCTACAGACGTTTCAATTGCTCTTGGAACAAATACATGGACGGTAAATGCAAGCTGGGGCGCAGGAACAGGTACTTATTATAATAATAAAGGCGTTCCTTCTTCATCATTAGATTATTTAAGAGTTGCAGGAAGCGCAAGCGCCACAAATACTATTACTGGTCAAAATAAGGCTTATTGGGGCACAGATCCACAAACTTCATTTGGTGAATCATCTGATGTTACTGGTCTTGATACAAGTGCTTTAGCAACTGCGAGAGGAAGAACATTTACAATAGCAAATGGTGGGGGAGAATATATCTGGTATTGTTATCCTACAAGATTTGGACAAGCAACGGCCTTTACTGTTGGTGGATTTGCTACGACATTCTTAGAATCATCCTTATTAGTCACAAACTTAACTGCAGTTCCATATACAGAAAACTTTTATACCTATAGAAGCCTTAACACACAGTCTGGATCCAATATAACAGTTGTAGTTACTTAATGAATAAAATAAAAACTATTTAATATGGCAAACAATCAAGGAACATTAGTTGTTGCAGCAATACGACCTTGGGCCGATACAGATACTTTTCCATCTGCGTTTGCAAATGAATTGAGAGGAGGTTATCAAACTGTACAAACTGATGTATCTAGAAACTCGATTTATACCGCTAGATTAGAAAATGGTATGTTAGTTTGTGTTCTTAATTCTGCAGAAGCAGGAGGACAACGACAAATATATCAATATAATGCAACAGGAGATCCATCATGGGAAGTTTTTTCAGTTGGAGGGGCATCTTATCTTTCGGCTTTGTTGGATGTCTCAATTAGTGCTGATATTTCTTCTGGCTATATATTAGTATATGACCCATCTGCTAACGACGCAAGTAAATGGCATGCTGTTAAACCTTTAAGTGTTGCTGATATTTTTATTCCTGAAGTCAGTTTTAATGATGTTTATTTTAAATGGAATGGAGGTTATTTAGAACCAAGTGTTCAAGGCGGTGGGGGTGGCGGAACTGTTGGATGGTTTAATGGTGTAGTTGGATCTAATAATCAAATATTAACTGCTGCAGGAGATGGATCAATTGTAGCCGAATCTAGTTTATATTTTACTGGACTTAATTTAGGTATTGGAACTGCAAACCCTTCTTCTTATCTTCATGTATATGGGCCTGGGGGAGTTAACCCGGTATTTAAAGTAAGTGGCACAGGAGAACAATCATGGCAACTTTATAATGAAAACCCAACTGGAGCAACAACCACATCATTAAAATTTGCTAGTCGACACAACCCGGATTGGTCATGGATTTGGGTTACCGATGATACAAATGATGGAAGAAACGATTTCATGCTTTATAATAGGGCGGGTGGAACTAAATATGTTATATACTGTGCAAGCAATGGTAATATTGTACTAGGAGATACAAGCGCTCCGGATCATGATCCAGCAGCAAGATTAACAGTTATAGGAGATGTAAGTATTTCTAGCGATCTATTCATTTCAGGAATGGATAATACTAAAACAAACTATACAGTTTATTATGATACCACCTCTAAAAAATTAACATATGGTAATGCTCCAGATGCATCTCTTAATTATCTATATACATGGAATTCTGCACAAGATTCTTCTATCACAACATTAAGAACAATTGTTAATAATGCTTCAACATTCCTTGGACTTTATGATACTCCAAGTTCGTATCAAGCAGGCAAATTAGTTGCGGCTAATGATGCATGTACAGGATTGGAATTTGTTCCTAGAATATGGAGAGAATCTAATAATGAAATTACAGTTGATGATCCTTGCTCAAATGTATTATTTTATGATTATATTGAGTTAGAAGCAGATGCTGGAGTGGCTACTCTTATTGAAAAAAATATTACTGCATCGGCTGGTAATACCGAGCAGGGTTATAAATTTAATTTGGATGGAAATACCCAATTAAAAGTTTACGGCGTTGCTAATGGATCAGGAGCCCTAGACGGATCTCAGGGTATTGCTGTTATGAATTATTTCTATATAGGAGATCCTGCATCAGCCCCTGCTACAAATAGATGTTGGCGATTATATATTGCTGATGATGCCTCAAATGGAAAATTAATTTTTGAAAAAAGAGATAGTGGTGGTAAATGGATTGAATCTGGAAAATTTGAATAATTTATGAGTAGAATAATTATACAGGATGGTGGTATTAAAGGAAGTAATAGAATGAAGATTATGAATGATTCTGGTAATAATCAAAATGCCAGAAGATTAAAATTAATGATCGGTTCTAATCAAAAAATTATTGTTTCTGTTGCGGGAAAAACATATGAATCAGAAGATTTAGGAATTACTTATACTGAGTTACCCGCGACATTTCCTACCATTACCGCTTATAATTTAAATATTTCTACAAACAATATTTTCTATGCTGTAACAAACGCATCTATATATAACGATTCCGGAACCATTAGAGGAACAGTGTATCTTGCATTATCTGAGGATAGTGGAAATACTTGGACTAGAGATGTTTCGCTTCCATTTACACCCGGATCAACAAGCCCCGGCTCTTTTATGTGGGGATCTCAAGACGGAAAATATTTAATGGCTTCTTCTTGTACTTATTATATAGATGGAACAGTAATTACTTCAAGAAATTTTGGTCAAGATGTCTCTGTTAATTTATCAGGAGCATCTATGCGTTATACAGCCGGATATGTTGATAAATCAGGAAAAAATATGATCATTGGTGGTACAGGGTCTGAAACAGGAATAATGCAGACTAAATATTCTAGTGATTATGGGATAACATGGAATAATTTTACACAAATTCCTTCAGGATCTCCAATGGGAGGTGCGGTTGTTTCCGGAGATGGAAGTCGAATAGTAGTTTGGGAACAATATCATTCTAGCGGAAATGCAGTTGTTTATGTTAGTACAGATTGGACAACATGGAACTCAACAACAGTGTCTCAAAGAATGCCAGCTGTAGGTGCTATTTCTTATGATGGTAAATATATTTTAATACCCTCATCAGATAGATCAAATGCCCCTCAACCATATTTGAATCTTTCTACTAATTATGGAAGCACATGGACATTAAAAGATGTGGGTTATAGTCAATTTTGGGGAGGATGTGCTATGTCGGCTGATGGTAAATATATGATTGCTTATGGTGGAGGAGGCAGCAGTGGAGGAGGTTATGTAGTCGGATATTGTTATAAATCTATTAATTATGGGGCAACATGGAGTCGAATAACTGAATTACCCGCTTCAATATATTATGATGTTGCCATGTCTAAGTCAGGAAAATATGTTTTCGTTACAGATTCTTCTGCTTCTCATGGCGGCGGTGTTTATCGTAGTGATGATTATATGAACTCTTGGACTCATTATTTTGATGGAAGTACCGCAGCAGGAATATTTATTAATTTTTAGAAAATGAAGATTAAAATATGAGTAAAACAATATTACATATAGGGGGAATTCCGTTATCAATTGGAAAAATTCCAATTTGTTTGGACTATACTCCTCCTATTGACTATGGTCCTCTGCTTTTGCAATTTGTGACTAACGATGTTGGTGGGTCTTCGTTTGATCCTTCAGTTGCTACATCATCTGGAACGTTATGGTGGGATTTGGGTGATGGATCAATATTGAATTCCAATAAATTTACTCATGTTTATTCATTGAGCGGAAATAAAACTGTAAAAGTTTATCAAGGATCTACAACTGGAAGTGTCGGAATTTTAGAAATCGGAATAGATAATGATAAAATAGTTGGTGTATTAGATCTATCAACATTAAGTAATTTAGGTGGAGTATTTGATGCTAATACTAACCCCGATCTTATGCAGATAAAAAACCCTATTTCATCACAAATATATGGAAATAAAAATTTGCAGACTATTATATTCCCAACAACATTAAACCGACATTTTTTCCAAATTAATTGTGTAAGTTGTTCATTAGATACAACAACTGTAGATAACATACTTGATAAATTAGCAACTAGATGGAATCAAGTTTTGCCTAATTATACAACTGCAATATGGCTCGATAAATATCGAAACTCTCCACCCACAGACGGTTCTTCCAATGCCAATATAGCAAAGATATTAAATATTTTTAGTTCGTCAACAGCGTATGATGTTTCTGTTTTAATTAATTATGGACCAACACAATTATTAAAATTTGATGGAAGTGTATTTTTGAAATCGAATACTAGCTTAGCACCTCCTTCTGCTTCAGATTATAGAATTTCCTTTGATTGTTATATGGACACCTCTACAAACATCGGAACTGGCACCTCTGTTATGATAGTATTAGGAGGAACTAATAATATGGGAGTAAGATTTATTTCTGACACCTCTATACAATATTATTATGGCTCGACAGTTAAACAATGTCCTATTTTTCTTCCAAATCAAAAAAATCATATAGATTTTTATTATAACGGAGCATCTGCAGCTGGTGATGTTAGTCTTTATATTAATGGAGCTATTCAGAGCAAAGTTAATGCAGGAACGGGATCTTCAAGAGGATCTACTTGGATTGGAGGATGGGATTCAGTTAGTTGGACAAATATTAAAAATTTCACTTTGTGGAACTTAGATTTAAATGGGGAACATTTTTATAAAGGAGATCCTTCGGGAAATATCGAGACGGCTTGGAAAGATACTATTGGCACAATTGATTTAAGTTTGATATATCCAGACGGTAAACCTCCGTCAAAAAGATATGCTGTTGTCGGCCAAGTTGGATTAGCTGGATAAATGTGACTTTTTGATACTATTGAATATATAAAAAAACTAATATAATAATATGGCTAATAATCGAGTTACACCTTTTGTGAAGAGAATGAGAGCTACAGGCGGAACTATTTACACATTCAGTTCTGCTGTTGAGGACATTGGCCTAAATATTAATGAGCGAAACAACGTCGTTAAGATCTCTCACTTTGCACTTTTAAATATACCAAACATTGCTGAGGCAAGTACAGGAACTATTTTCAATACTTTTAATATCAGAAATATTGTAGGTTGTTGGGAATATGAGCAAGGAACAACTTCTATAAAAGATGGTCGTGTTCTTATTGCTGAGTCTTTTCAAAACTATGCTTTAAATTTAGAAGCAAATTTATTAAATCAAGAAACTTACAATCCTGAATTAAGTAATACAGTTTCAGAACGTGTATTTTGGAAATGGTTAAAAGAAACCGGGGCTATAAGATGGGCAGATCCGTCAATTGCTGGAAATGGTGTACGTTATTGGACGGAAGAAGTAGATTCAAGTGATTATAGCCGTGTTGTACAATATATTGGACCAGTATCAGCAGGAAATGTTAGAGTTGATACATTTGGAACTTATAATGAAACTTATGTTTTAGTTCCTACTTCTCATGGACAGACGAGAGCATACTTTAAACAAGTAGAAGATGATAATTATCGTCATGGAATGGAAATAGGAGATCTAGGAGAAAATATATTAGGACGAGAATCATATACAAGACCCCACCCAGACGGTTTAAGTTATTTAGCTTATTATGATTTTGTTGATTCATCAACTCAAGTTGGTCCTGAACCATATTATATGGAATATGATGACTCAACAGGAACATACCCAGGATGGTGGTATTCTGCAGAAGGAAAGGATCCTATTTCTGCAAAAAATGCGTATCTAACAGACTCTTCAAATTATATAAATTCAGGGGTTTATAATACTGTATTAAGATATACGGGACCTAACACTATAGATTTTAAAAGGTCTAAAGTTGATTGTATAAATCTCGAATTTGGGATTGATAATTTACGAACAATATTTGGAGATTCAACATTAACATTTGACACCTTAGCCACAACCCACGCAGTTAATGATAGATTTAATTTTAATGCTGTATTAATTTATTATTCAATTTATAACTCTACAAGAGATGCCATATTAGCAACAAATTTATTAGGAGTTATGTTCCTTGATGCTCCTTCTGGAAATTCATCTCAAATTGTCGAAGGATATGAAGGAATTTTGCTTCCATCTCTTGAAAAAATACAAAGTGGCCCTACTGGTTTCGGAACATCATATTCATTACGTCTTAATATTAAGACCGACAATATGATTGATGATACGGGTGCCATAGTTGTTGATGCTGCAACAAGCGATCAAATAATGGCTGATCAATGGCAAGCTGCTTTCCAAAATCTTTCAAGTGCGGTTAGTATTTTAACACAACAAAACTCAACTTTAAATTACATCTCTGGACAATATGTTCTTCTTCAAGGACAACAAACCCAATTGATGAATGATGTTACTGCTCTTAAATATCAAGTAAATGATATTGCAAGAGATATTACCGGAACTGCAGCATTAGGCCCAGGCTTTGTTTGGGATGCTTCAGGCTACTTGGATGTAAGTGTGACTTCAATGGATTATAATTATATTGATGGAAGTTTATTAGCAAGGGATGCCTCTATTGATGATATTTTAGAAAGATATTCAGAAATAGATTCTTCTATTGAAAACCTTTATGATTATACTTTAGACTTAAGCACAAGAATTGATGAAATAGGTCCTTCAGGTCAAGATGCTTCAATACCTTATTTATATGATTATACTTTAGATCTTTCGACAAGAATAGACAACTTTAGTCCTGATCAAGATGCTTCAATACCTTATTTATATGATTATACTTTAGATCTTTCGACAAGAATTGATGAAATAGGTCCATCTGGTCAAGATGCTTCAATACCTTATTTATATGATTATACTTTAGACCTAAGCACAAGAATTGATGAAATAGGACCATCAGGTCAAGACCCATCTATTCAAGATCTTTACGATACTGCATTATTTGGAGTTGGAAATGGTTCAGGAGATGTTGGTCTTTTATATTTAGATGTTGTAGATAACAAGGCAACTGCAGTTGCTAAAGGTTTAATTGCTGGGGATGGAATAACTTTTGATGATTCTGAATATTCAGTGACTATTAATGCAGTGCGTGATGCTTCAATAGATGATTTGTATTCTAATAAAGTAGATGTTTATAAATGGAATAATGGCGAAACCCACGTAACACAAATTGTTAATGACGGTGATACAATATCAATGTATGGATATGATGCAGAAACTTATTTTGTAAACGGAATTGAAATTTCAAATGATTTAAATAGAGTTAAAATTTACAATGATGAAGATGCTTCAAATGGTCCTTGGTTCATATTAAATAATGAGAGGATAGAAGCTAATGCTGCTATACATTATGAAGGGGTTGATGAAAATACAACTGATACATCTGCATTAATATCAAAAGGATATGCGAAAAATACATTTGTTAAAGAAACAAGTCTTGGAACAGATTTTTATTGGGATGAAGGTTCATTAGATGTTTCAACACAAGATATTAGTACTCTTTTACTTGATGCTGAAGATTATTTCTATACTAAAGATGAAATAGATGCTTCATTCTATACAAAAGAACAAATAGATGCGAGTTTTGCACATATTGGTCAAGACCCATCAATAGTTGATCTTTATTCAACAAAATTAGATGCTGAGATTCCAAGCACAGTTTATGACCCTTCATATTTAAACAAATACAATGTTGTCACTGATGACGCTAACAACTTTATCGTCGCCAATAAAATCTTTAATGAAGATGAGCCTGATTTAAATTATATAAATGAGTCAAAAACTATTTATAATCAAGCGCCTGATTATATCAAGAGACCAACGTATTTGCTTGATGCAAAAGGAGGGGTTGACGGAGATAATTGTGGCGTAGGTAGTTTATATCTTCAGGGTAGTGATCAACAAAGTGGTGAACAGGCTTCTATTTCGTTAACAGCCACTCAATATTCAAGTGGAACACCAAGTGTAAATACAGTTAATGTCACACCTGGAGCCACTTATATTGATAAAAAATTAGAATATACAGTAGCAGCTCCTGATGATTTAGCTGAACTTTCTTTAATTCATAAAGGATATGTTGATGCTTCATTAGCTAATAAATTAAATGTTGGAGAAGCTGTCACTTCTGTTTATAACGAAGTTGGTGATGCACAAATTTTTAATGCAACAACAGCACCAATTCTTTATGCAAGATCTATAAATGCAAGTACAGGGATTATAGTTTCTCAAACAGCTAATGAAATATTTATTGCATCATCTGTAGAAGGAATACAAGGAACTCAAGGTGAAGTTGGCGCACAAGGAACTCAAGGAGAAGCAGGTGCTCAAGGTTTAGCTGGTATTCAAGGTGCTGAAGGTGCTCAAGGAACTGCTGGAACTGAAGGTGCTCAAGGAACTCAAGGAGAAGTAGGAGCACAAGGAACTGCTGGAACTGAAGGCGCTCAAGGAACTGCAGGAACTGAAGGTGCACAAGGAATTCAAGGAGCATCTGGGGTTCAAGGTGCTATTGGAAGTCAAGGTGCTGTAGGTAGCCAAGGTTCAGTAGGTGCACAGGGAACTATAGGAGCACAAGGAACTATTGGAAGTCAAGGTGCTGTAGGTAGCAATACAGGATTTGTTTATAAAACATCAGCTTATACAGTTGAAGCATCTTGTAATGGATTTATAATTGAAGCTTCAGGAACATTTACATTAACATATCCAAATAGTTTAGCAACAGGATTTCAATCAACAATTGTTAATATTGGTGGTGGAAATATCACTTTAAATGCGTCAACATTATTAACGACAGATAGTTCAGTTGTTTTAAGAGACAGATATGCAAGTGCTTCAGTTGTTCATAAAGGAAGTGGAGTATTCTATGGATGGGGAAATCTTAAATAATTATTAGAAAATGAGTCAATTTTTAAGACACGGAATTTTGGAACAAAATAGGATTATTCCTTTTACTCCTGATTCTTCATTTTATACAACTTGTCTTGCTTATGGATGGGATTTAGATGGAGATTATACAAGAATTAATAATCAAGGAGCAAGTTTACGAACAGAAACAGGAATTGAATATGTCTTTGGAGAAAGTGCTATTTTAGATGATACATCATCTCTTTATATTGATGTTGATGTATCAGGATATTATTGGATTGCAGGGACAAACGCATCGACAATGGCTTGTTTTGATGCAAATAAAGGATTTACATATTCAATTTGGGTTAGAGAAGGTCAAACAACAACATCACATATTAATAATAGTATGGGTTATTTATGGGGTGATACATCATTAGGGGAAAAAATAGGATTTACTTTAGACACATATACAGGAAATCATCCAAGAGCTAAAATACATACATCTTATGATACACCATATTTTATAGCTGATGCAAGTTTTAATTTTCATAATACGGGACCACATATGTTGACCGCAACGTGGGATGGGTCAACAAAAACAGAAAATTATATCAAACTTTATATTGATGGAAGTTTATGGGCTCAAACTCAAACATATGGTGCAATGGGATGGAAATATGTTGATGTGGGGCCGCCTTTAGATGTGCACGAAAGTAATTTAATTGCAAAAAGATTATTTATAAATTGTCAGGATTGGGATGAACAATTTTTTACAAGAGGAACAATGGAGAGAATACGAATATGGCCTTGCGTATTAGATGCGGAGACAATTAAATGGGTTTACGATACTAAATATTAAAATATTAATATTCAATGAGTTACGGACTTTATAATAATGAATTTGCTCAGATAAATCATCAATATACTTGGATGGAAGTAGCTGCTGCGCCTGCTTTTCCTACGGATGGTCTTATTGGTCGTTGGCAATTTGAAAATGATTTGACAGATTCATATAATGATTATGATTTAACAGGGAATGAAAAATATTTTAAAGTTGAAATTCCTGGATTTATTGGAGAAAAAATTGAAATATAAATAATAACTAATGAGTTCAATATTAAAATATAACGATCAAATACTCAAGTATAACGATCAAATCTTGAGTGTGTCAACTTCAACACCTACGCCTTGTCCATCTTGTGGTTGGACATATCCAAGTGATTGGCCATCAATATATGAAGAAGGCGATGGTAAACTTGTTTTCTTATTTAGAGATGAACCTGTTATGTTTGCATTTTTTGCAACAACTGCAGTTTATCCTGAATATCAAATTGATTGGGGTGATGGGTTAATTGAAAATGCAGGTAGTGGAGTGCCTATAACACATACATATGTAAAAGGAGAAGGAACCCCTTGTTCTGAAGGATATACAACTTATAAATGTGTGATAGAACCATTAGATGGAATATCTGGAAAAGATATATTTACATTCTTCAGATTTATTACAAATGGGATTAATCATTATGTAACAACTGTTCCTGTTTTAGCTGCTTATTCTGAATTAGATTTACAAGCCTTTACAAATTTTTCTTATATGTTTGGACAATCAATAGATTCTAATATAAGTGGAGGAGTTGGTTGTCCTTATTTAAAATCTGTAAAATTTAAAGATTTTGAAAATAGTGTGACTGATTTATCATATATGCTTTATGGGGCTGCTGAACTTGAAGAATTAGTTTTACCTACAATTGATTGGACAAGTGTCACTAATTTAGATTATTTTTTACAATGCCCTAAATTAAAATTTAATATTCCGACAACCTTTGGGGCTATTACATCAATGTTAAATCCATTTGTTTGTATTTCAGATGCCTCAGAATTAAGTTTTACTGGAGTGGCAAATGCAACATCATTTTCTATTACTGGTATTTCTGGTGTTAGAAAAATAACTGTTGACGATTTAACAGCAGCAACAACTGTAAATCCAGCAGGACCGGATGTAGAAGAATTGATTTTACCTTCAGATTTGCCTGCCTGTACTAATTTCAATTTAACAAATACATCTTTAACTGATTTAACAGTTCCATCATTAAGTTCTGCTGGCGCTTCATTTAATATTTACAATAATATAAAATTAAAAAATATTACATTCACATCAACACCCACAACAGGATGCCAAGTTTATTCAAATACAGCTTTAGAAACTGCTAACTTTGATGTTTTAACCACATCAACTGCAAGATTATTTAGATTAACAAACAATGATTCATTATTAGATGTTTCAATAAATTGTTTATGTTCTAAATTATTAATAGGTGTTGAATCTGGAGATACATATGCAAATAATGTGACAAGATCCGTATTAGTAAACTCGACAGCAGGCCAGTTTGCTCAACATTGTTATGTAAGATATTGTAATTTAGATGATACAGCACTAAACGCTTTATTTGCTTCATTACCAACTGTCACATCTAAATCAATTTATATAAAAGGAAATCCAGGAATAGGTGTTGGAGGATATGATGCAACAATAGCAACATCTAAAGGATGGACGGTAAAAGGTTAAAAATGGCTTTAGCCTTATAAATATAAAATTAAAACTATGGAATTTAATGAAATGATACCAATCGAAGCACAGGATATTTATCTCTCTCAAGCTTTAGACCCTAAAAATTCTGCTCCTATTTTTAAGGCTCAAAGAGGAAAAGATTGGATTCCCTATCTTGATACAGATAATGAAACTCAATATCCTGATGTTTTAATTGACCTGTTCAATAATTCTGCATTACACGGAGCTATTTTACGTTCAAAAATAGATCAAGTTGCGGGTCAAGGATTTGTTTGGGATGATTCGTCTTTAAATGCTGAAATGGATTTCTTTATGGAGAACATTAACGATGAAGATATTAATAAAGCAGATGCCTCGTACGCTGAAGCTGCTATAGATTATTTAGAAGCTTCCATTGGTTTAAAGGCCCCTGTCGATCAACCGACATTCACAACATCATTTGGATTAGGACTTTGGAAATTTACATTAGATGGAAGTAATTTATTCTTATCGTTTAATGACTCAAGCGTGGGATTTACGTTTACACCTGATGGATCAATAATATAAAAAAATAAAATATGTTAAACAGTACTAACTCATTTGCTCAATCAGTTATTGACCTTACAAACAACGTCAATATAGCTCTTAATTCGATGGTTGAGTTAAATAACTCGCTCACAACTGAAAATGATTCAGTTGTAGTTGAAGTTGCAGGGAATGACCCGATAACTGGAGATGCTTCTATTTATACATATAGCATTCCTTCATATCACTATATTTTAAATCAATTAAATAGAATTTCGAATACTGTTGATGTATTTGTTAGTGGTCAAGGAGTTGTCTTATTAAATGATGGAACTTATAGAGAAGTTACTACGGTTCCCGTTGCAAAATCTCCTGCACCAATAACTGCAATACCTGCACCTACAAAATTCAATGCTAGAAGTAATTGGTTCTTTGAATCAATGATGGAACCTCAACTTTATGTTGAATTTGAATTAAAGGGGAAAATAGATGATCGTTCTGATAGAGTAGTTGTTAGAAGAGTTATATTTGATAATTATAATGATGAACAAACACAATGGTTTAAAGACACTTTCATTGGAAAGCAATTTACATATGAAGAAGTTGTTAATATAATGAATGTTAATGGAAAGAGATACTGGCTTGATGAACAAGTTGAAGAACTTCCATTAAAACCTACTGAATATACAGGTAAATTTTTAATCGTTAATAAGGGTGTTATTAATAATGCTGAATGGTTCTATTTAGATACAGTTAATTTTGGATTAACAACAGATTTTACAGTTGTTAATAACGTTGAATTGAAAATAGGTGATCAATTGAGATATGGAGACAGTATTTACAAAATTGAATCTATTGAAATTACTGAGAAAAGAGTTAAACTTATTGCTCTTGTGGGAATGGGCAAACCAACCATTAATGATTATTTTTACATATACTCGACTCCATTTGAAGAAAAATTAGTTCAAGTTCCGGTAGGATATAATGAATGTGATATAATTTTCTTCAAAGGTGTTAATGATGATTTTAACGTTATTGCAGACAACTGGGGTACATCAGTTAATTTCTACACAAATGATTTAACCCTTGTGGATAGTACAACTGATTTTGCAACATATTATTTTAATACAGTTTCTGATTTTGGAAAACAACTTGAAGGACAAGCAAAAGAAAAATTTATTCCTGCATTCTATGGTGTAAAACCGGATGCTCCAACATTTACGGCTAGTGATTTTGCAGTTAAACAGATAAACACTCAGATGAATGCCGCTCTTGATACAGAGGCAATCAAAAATACACAAACACAAATAGAATCTACAAAAACAATTATCAATAGTTTAAAAACTACTATTGCACAACAAAAAGCTCAATTAGTTGAATTAACTGATGTAGCTCAAAGAGCTGACTTGAATTCAAAAATAACAGCTAATATTAATGATTTATCAAAGAAAACAGTCGAATATCAATCATTAGTTAGATCTCTTGCCACAATTGCATACGAAAATTCAGCTGTGATGGCTGATCCTAAATATAGGATAAGAGGATTCTTTTCTATCCCAGATCCTAAGGGAACACCTCCACAACAAGTTATTCAATTTGAAATAGCATATAGATACTTAAAGTTAGATAACACTGGAATTTCCCTAAACACCTTTGAACATGCCGACCCAAGTACTGGACAGATTGTTAGAGGGACATTTACAGACTGGACAATCGTATCATCTCCAATTAAGAAAAAAGTTTTAGATGCAAGTACAGGAACATATTCTTGGGAAGAAGAAGATATTGCAGATGGTGAACAAGTAAATATTAATCAAGTAGATATTCCAATAACAAAAGGAGAAAAGGTTGAAATAAAGATTAGATCTATTTCTGAAGCTGGATGGCCATTAAATCCATTAAAATCTGATTGGTCAAGCACTGTTATTATGGAGTTTCCGTCTAATCTTGAAGGATCAGATCAAGTTGTAAATATATTAGAAGATGCAGCGGCAGATGAACAAGCCATAAAATTAGATGAAACATTAAATTCAGCAGGAGTTTATACTCACTTAAATGATAGTATTCCAAACCCATTAGCCGGGTCTGGAACATATTTCAAACATCAGGCTGTTAATATTTCATATGACCTTCCCGTCAAAGATTCTGCGGGAATAGTATCAGAAGTAAAAACAACTGACTTACAAAGTCAATTATCTTCTTTAGCCCCAAATACATATATTACAATAACTAAACCAACCGGACTTCCATTGTCAGAGCCTGATCAATTAACAAAAACATTGCAACAATGGATCCAAGCACTCGTTAATTTAGATCCTTCAGTATATGAAGCATTATCTTAAAAAATAAAGAATGAAGCTATTTAATAACACTGCAATATTAACTTCCAAAAATCCGGAAGCATTTTTAAATTTTATTTTCGATGGAACAGAACAATGGATTTGTCCTTCTTGTAATATCGGAGAAAATATTTTATATGTTAATGGTTTGGACATTAATAAATATGAGGTTTCTTTAGGATTTTCACTTGTGTTAAACTCCTTGATGGACGCTGCTTCATTTCAAATTTTCACAAATAAAAATTACAAATTTGATACGATATTAAGTTTCAATATTTATGATAGTTCCGATTTTTCAAATAAAATTGAAACAATAGATGTATCAATAAAAAACAGACCATTTATTGTAGGTGAAGGAATTATTAATACTTACACAAATGAAGATCTTTTAATTGATGACGAAGCATCATATATGTTGATGCGAACCAATCCTAAATTTACAGGGAATATTAAGCTTGTTATTGATCCTAGTAATTATTTATATCTTGACACATTTAAAGTTTCTGATATTCTTTCCAATAAAAAATATCGTCATCAAGTTGTTTCTGGAAACAGCGCTTTGGCTGGGGATATTCGAAATGTTTTTTCAACGCTTCCATTAGGAGAACTTTATCGTGTAGACGTTGAAAATACCTTAGAAATAGGAATTCCAAAAACTGATTACAAAAATCAATATAACGTAACTTATAATTATGGTGCTAGATTAATTCGTGATGAATTATATCCTGAGGATAACGGTTTATTAGCGCCTCTATGGATAAATTCTAAATTGCCAGATTATTTTGCAATTTTTAGATTAGGAGGTGTATACAATCCATCAACATATACAAGTTCAAATTTAGAAGATTTAGCCTTTAAATATTTAGAAGATAGTGATTTAATAAGAAGTTGGAGTTTAAAACCTGAGGCTCCTCTAGGAAAATATTTAGCAACACATATGGCAGATGTTGTTAAAATTCAGGCTCCGGTATTCTTATCTTTAACTGATCCAAGTCTTGTAAAGGCCGAATCAGATCCAAATACTTGGTATGGCATAGCTGTAGATAAAGGTATTGTTACGGGAAGATCTGAAACAACATATTTCTTTAATCAAAAGGCACAAAATTTCACAGATTTAAATGCTTTTGTATCTCAGGGGTTTGAAAGAAATACGTTGTTATGTCCTAATATCGTAAATCTTGAGTATGTATTTAGTGATGAAGACGTTAGTCTATATACAATGCATAGATATTTTGGATTTTATTTAACAGAAAACGTATTATATAAGCTTGCATATTATTCAGATTCATCATCGGGTCCTATTGAGATTATATCTTTGGACGGTAAAGACAGCAGCGTATTTATGAACTCTTCTGTTATATTTGATCCAATAAATGGTTATGTAACAGATGAATATCGAAATAGAATATTTGTATTAAACGATGAAGTTCAATTACGAAGAATTACAAATGTTAATCAAGTAAACGAAACTAACATTTCGAATCCTTATGTAAGTAAACCATATAAAAACCTATTCAGCGTTACTGCAGAAAAGACCAATATAAATCCATTTATTACTTTAACACTAAATAACCCACTTGAACAGGGTGAACATTTAAGAGTTATCAATGTGGCTCAAAATAAAATATGGGAAGTTTATAGCATAGACGCTAGCGGAATGGAATGTGAACCATATTGTACAACGTCTATAGACGAAAATGGTTATCATCCAACTGTTTATCGTACATATTTTGATATGAATGGTGACATTCAATATCAGATTAAACAAATTGAAAATGCATTTGACAGGTTTGGGGATTACGAAGGAACATATTTTAGATCAGGAATAAGAGGAAATAATTGGGTTTCAATTATTTTAAATGATGATGCTTGTACAAGTGACGGATGGAAATTCCAAAGAATTTCTGCCCCAACGTTAAATGATTTTAGCGATCCATGTTCTGGATTCAATACTGCTGCCAAACCTGAAGATATTACTTTCTTTGGAGTATTTACACCATCTTCAAGTGATTTTGACATTATTGATATTAGTGCATTATACGGACCTATAGATTTTGAAATTTATGGAAATCGTCAAAATATAATTGTTGATTTTATTGATCGCCAAACAAACAACCTTTATAGTTTCGACGCTTCTAAAAATGTATTAGATAAATTTGAGGAACCAACATTATATCAAGGAACAGATTTATGGTATCGAAGATTATTACACTTTGACGTATCGAATAATTATTATCAATATGTTAAAGATCCTCTTCATGAGACTGACAAGGTATTAGTCATGACCTCATATGAAATACAATTAGTTAAATCTAAATTTAATGCATACAACATTTATCCATTGAACTTATCATTAATGGGTATAAACCCTGTTAAAGATATTGATTATACTGTTTATGATAATCAAAATTTAGGATTTACTAGTCAATACAAATACAATAGAGATTGTGACCTAAGTACTTACTCCATTTCAATTGCTGCTGGTTCTAATTATACATTGGAATTGCCAGGATCTTATATTGTACAAACAGGAGATGGAAATAAAACTCAAAATGGGATAACTACTCCATATACCCCATTAACATTGATGAATACCTTTGATTCTAGTATTTATTTCGAGGCAACATCAAACACTATAATTACTTATGGTATACTTAATGGATCTTATACATATAAGAGCTATAAGAGTGGAGCAGCTGGAAATGAAGAAAATATTGCTGATTACTATGATTCTAGTACACTTTTAACTTATGGATTAACTATTCCTTTAGTTTCAAAATGGAATGGTTTGGGAAATGACTGTCGTAATAATCCATTTAGATTAATTTTAAATGATAATATACTTGATGTAAGTACTAACTTTATCCCTGACGATGAGAATTTCACTCAGGAAATTTCTTATCCTGTGTTTAAATATTTAACACCATGTGGAAGAGCTTGGCAAGATTATGTATTTTATGATATTAATGATGTAGTTTATGATGGAACTGATTACTACACCTTTAAGGAATTGATGTTTAAATATCCTTATGATGATTATTTTTCAAAATTAGTTTATTCTAATTATAATGTAGATGCAACAAAAACAAGATCATCTATTGTTTACTACAATCAATATAAAAATACTATAGATGTTATTTTCATGGGATTGAATTTATCAATAAAGGTTGAAAATGCGGCAAAAAATACATTGGATATAAAGTCATATGATCGATATAGATTCTCATTTATTTCAACTCCTTCAAGAAATAAAGATAATAAGCGTCCTATAGAAGTTATTATAAATGAAAATACAAAGACTATCTTGATGATCTGGTATCAGGGTAATGATGAGCTTAATTATAATATTCGTTACTCCACATTTTTACCAGGGAAATCTTTATTAGATCCATCAGATTTAGGATTTGTTACAGGCACAACTATTGAATCATCAACATATTGTTTTGTAAAAACCCCGTTTATAGTAAATAACTCCACAATTAATAAAGGAATTGAAAGATATTATGATGTTGCACTTACATATAATAATGGAACTGTTCAGCCATATGCTCAGTTAAACAAGGGGTTGTTTAATTCTGCATGGAACGCATTTGGAACCAATACTTTATCAGGATTAACATTCAATGTGGATTCACACAAAAATTATCAAACATTCTCACAATATGTAGATTACAATTACTTCCAAAATTCAAATACATATGGAAATTACGTTCTAAACTACGGATATAACTACAATAACAATAAGAACTGGTATGTAAACAATACAACAAATATTGCAACATTAAAATTTTTGTTATCAACTTCATATAATTATGTCATGTACTATATAATTAGAGGAAATGAAGTTTATAATAGTTTTGATTTTGGTTCAAACATTAATCCTATAACTATAAAGATAAATCCACCAAGATCATATATGGGAATGACAACATATAACGGATGGTTTAAACCTAGTTTCAATAACATTCTTGAATTTAAATCAGACGAAAATGCAGATTTTGTAAATATTGTTGATAGAGACTTTACCTTTAGTAATACAAATTTGCGTGCTTACAATAATATTCCGCAATTATGGTATAATAAAGTTGTTGAAGAAGTTACACAAGCAGATGTTAGTGCCGGAAATGCTATTTCTTACGTATCTAATTTTAACGTGTTTAAAGCTTTATGGGATGCTAATTATTTTAAATTGTGGAATGGTTCAATAGTAACTGATGTAAGTGGATATGAATCTTTAGATGAGTTACCTTCATTTTTTGGATCTAAATTACCAAAATTTCCGAACCAAATTACACTACAAAACTGGGATGTTACTTTGGCTACTTATACTGAAAGTTCAACAGAATATGTTTTTTCCTATAATTTAACAAGAGCCATTTTATCAATGTTCAAAACAAATAATACATTCTTATCTAATTGGTCCGAATTTTCTAATACAGACAATATAATTGATGGTTATGTAAAAAACACCGTTTTAACTTATTATAATATTAGTCAGCCAAAAATACTTGTCAACTTTTATTATAAACCTTATGATTCTAAAGTATTATATTACACTTTAGGAACTGGGTTTATAAATGACAATAAACAGAATTTTAATGGCCAATTAGTTTATGAAAATGACGAATACATTTATAAGATAACTATTCCTAAAACTGGAAGTTTTTCATATTTTGTATCATTTACTTTAACTGAAAAATAATAATTATGAAATTTCAATATTCACCAGGATTATTAGGATACGGAGCTAAAGGAGGAGATGGATCTGCAGGCCTTCAAGGTCTTGCATTGTATTTCACAGACTTTGATCCTGTATTTGATTTATTACGCATTGAAGATTGCATACGTAATGATTATGTTATGTGGTCATCAACCCCCGGAGTAAAGCTTCCTGGAGGAAGAGTTTATCAATCTGGTGATTTATTTGTAAGTTCAAGAGGTTATATTTATCAAATTGATGCTTCAGAGGATGAATTTACAAATACAGGAGCAGCGTTATCAAAGTCAGAATTTTTTGAATCTCACGTTCCCCCTATATATGATACTATCACAGGATTTGAAAGATATTCAAATATTCATAGTGCCTCAACTAATTATTTGATAGATAATAATTTTTCGACAAAATCTAGTTATTTAGTTCTGGGAAATATTTATGGAATTAATTTGCAAGACTTCACTCGTATTGAATTTACAGATGTATCAGCTTTTACATTATATTCATGCGCTGAACAAGCAGATATTGATGAGCATAAAGCGTTAGCTATTTTTAAAGATAATGATGGTTTTAGAATTGGAAATTTAGAAAGTGGAAATCTTAGAGACACTAATTTAACATTGGATGTTTCATTATTATTAGTAAACCGTCAAGATTCAAATAGATTTAAAACAAATACTCCAAGTGGAACTGTAATATCAAATGCAGAAAAGGCTACAAATATTTTATTTGATCCAATATTTGAGGAGCAACCAGCTTCATTTATTCTTCAGCCTCTTGGTGAATATGCTCGTTTAGTCTGGAATCTTGAAGATTTTACTCCAGGATATTATGATCCATCTATTAAAGGTACCATTGTTTTTAATAAAAAACAAGCAGCAAGTGGAACTTGGGCCATTAATGCTTCTATATTTAAGCCTTTAATTATTCATGATGTTGATCCTTCCGGTTATGTAATCATAAATGATTTAAGTATCGGAACAACTTATGAATATTATATGATACTTAAAAAGGACGGGTGGGAAAGACAATCTCTAAAAATAGAAACTATAGAAACTGGATCTCCTGCAACTATGACAATTTTAGATCCGGCATCTAAAATATTAAATGCTAATTATTTAGGAGAATTTACACCATACGAATCATACAAAGGAACTTATGTTTATGGTGTTGATATTTCAACAGATTCATTTACAGGATGGAATGCCAACCGAGGAAGTTATACGTGGATTGATGTGTCAGGAGGTTCAGGCGCTGGACCTGGAGAATTTACATTTGATGTGAGTTTAGTTAAACTTACTGGCACTACATCCAGAACAGGTTATATTAATGTTTATTCAGAAGCTTCTCCTCAAATAATAACGGTTAATCAGACACCATTAGAAGTTTATGTAGCATTTGATTCATACGGAAAATTAGTATTTACAAGTTCCCCATCGGCTACTATTGATGTATCTGCGTCTGTAACCATTCAAATGGGTGCGTGGGGAGCTGCAGCAGGGGGAGTAACTACTGGTCGTAGAGTTCATATATGGGTTGAAACATGGAGAAAAAGTGGGGGTATTTGGACGAAGCAAACAAATGTTGCGGAAGCAAATATTTCTTCACAAAATAGTGGAAGAGATCCAAATTTTGATCCAAATCAAACTGGATATAATTTAGTGACTAATACATTTACTATATCTCCTTCAATTGACACAAGTGTTTATATAAAAAGTTATTGGAGAGAGGGGTCTTACGATCATCCGATTGTACAAGGACCTTCTTGTGATTACGAAAGTGATCGATGGGTACAGTCAATGGGATATGCATATATTTCGAGTATTTCAAAAATTTCAGGAACTGGAAATGTTCAAATAGGAACAAATAGATATTATTATTGGAAAAAATATCTTAATGCTTATAACAGTTGTTCTACTACAAGGGGAGCTGGATCTACAAATACTTCACATCCATCACATTTTCCATAATAGATGATATGTTTTTATAAATAAAATATATAAATAAAGTAAATATGAGCGAAAAATTCAAATACGCACCAGGTAAACCTGGATATGGTACAAAAGGAGACCGAGGAGAAGATGGTCGCCAAGGCCTTGCTATGTATTTTACAAGCTTAAATCCAAATACACAAACTACAATTATTAATAATAAAATAGCAAACAATTTAACTCTCTGGCCTGCAGATGAACCTTTACCTGATGGGCGTGTTTATGTTACAGGAGATTTGTTTTTTGATAGTGATGGTTTAGCATATGAAATAAATGCCGAAACTGATACATATCAATACAAATTTGCTAGCTTAAATATGGGAGGTTTTTTTGTTCCTCTAGGCAAAGATACAAGTAATGGATTTGAAAGATATTTTAATAGTAATTCATCTCCAAAATTTATCATTGATAATGTTTATACTGTTTCAGGTGCTATTGATTATACAGCTGTTCCAGAAAATATTTATGATGTTCAACCCAAGAATTTTGCAAGAATTGAATATACAAATATTAAATCGGACGCTGCTTTAAAATATAATGCATTTACAGTATATACATCTGGGGAAAATGCTCCTCAAGATAATCATAAAGCATTAGCTATAGTTTACAATGAAGTAGAAAAAGCTTTTCATATTGGAAACTTGGATAATACTGGTTTATTAAGAAATACTAACTTAATTTTTGATGTTTCATTATTACGTCAAAAGAAAGAATTAGGAAAAAATACCTTTACTCAAGATACTTGTGTAGGTGCGATTTTAACAAATTATGAAATAAAAGCCAATTCAATATTTGATCCTAATTTTCAATCGTCTCCAACCAGTTTTTACGGAACAATGGGAACTACTAATTGTTCAATAAACTGGAATTTATCTGATTTTGTAAATGGAGCAACAAATGTTTATGGTGATTTATATTTCTATGAAAATAATTATCCCTATAATGGAAAAACATTTAGTTTCATAAATGATGTATCATTAAGACCTTTAATATTTTCAAATGTTTCAAGCACTCCCGGAAGTTATGTAACTATAACAGGACTATCTCCGGCAAAAACATACGCATATTACATGAAATTATATACAGATACTGGATGGACAAGAAATTCTGAAGTGCAGAATTTATTTAAAGGCGCCATTTATGTTAATCCAAGTAGTTATGTATTAAGTGCATCGGATGCTGCGTTTGATTTAGGATTTGATGTTGACGCAAACTTTACTTGGAATGCCTCTATTTTATCTAATCCATCTGATTTTATGTATAATATTAGATGCACAAGTATTGGAGGATTAGATGGATCAATTTTAGTTGACGTAATAGCTAATGAATCTATAAATTCACGTGTTGGAAAAATTAGAGTTCATCTATTACCAGGAAATACAATTTATAAAGATGTTTCAATTTACCAACCAAGAGGAGCTATAGGTCCTGAATTATGGTTAACTGGAAATTCAAAACTTTATTCATATTCATGGCCATATTATTACATTGATGCTTCTAGAAATGGAAATGTTGGAGGTTCCAATCCTTGGACTGTTGATGTTTCAGCAAATGCTGCATGTCCATGGTCTATAGATTCATATCCTCCATGGGTTTCAATTTCTCCGATGTCAGGTCCTGCTGGAACTTTAACTCCTATTACAATAACATTGGATGAAGACAATGACATTGAATATCAGAGATATGGTACTATTGAATTTGTTAGTGGCACAACCCCTGTAGGTTCTTTAACAATATATCAAAGGGGTGTTGAGGTCTGGATAGAAATTGGAGGAACAGAGTATAGTCTTCCTATAAATCTTAATTATCAATCATCATATGGTGGATCTGGATATTGGCAAGTTGATTATGGAACTATTTATTATGGTGATACTTTATATACATCGATGAGATTTACAGATAGTGCTCCAATTGATTGGCAGTGGTCTCTTCCTACTCCTTCTATTAGCGGAGTAACAATATACGATCTAACTGGATCCGGAGAGGGGTGGGGACCAACATTTGTTGGGTCATACCCAGCATCTGGATATGGACAAATGGATTGTAGTGCTGGTGGTGTAGATGGTTATCCTATGTTGATAATAATTCAAGCAAATTAAAAAATTATATATGAAATTTTTAAAAGCAATTTGGAACTTTATTAATTCAAAATTTTTTGGATATGTTGTAGCTATTGTTTTAGTTATATTCTTGGCTACTATGTGTCAGCGAAATAGAGAATTAAGAGAAGATTTAGAGAGAACTGAACAAAATAATTCTGCTTTGACAGATACTCTTAAGAAAGAAAGACTTAAAACAGGGGAACTTCAATTTACAATTGACGGTTTCATAGCTTCTGAAAAGGAATTGAAAAAACTTAATAAGGATTTGTATGATGAGTTACAAAAACAAAAAGGAAAGGTTATATCATTAAACAAAATTGTTATTCTATTACAACAGGATACGACTGATCTTAGAAAGTATATTGCACATCTTAAAGATTTATTAGAAGAACCTATAAAATTAAACGACTCCACATATTTAGTTCCATGGACTCTTCATTATATTTATGACAAAGATACAACAAATTATGATTTATTTAAAGGACAAACAAAGGTTAGATTAGTATGGGCTAAGGATAGATATTTATTAACTCCTGATAATGAACCAGCTATTTTTGCAAGATCTAATTTTGAATTAGGAGATGTAGAAGTTAAACATCTAGGAACCGAAATGACTTCCAGAGCAACACAGATAGAGTTAGTATGGGGTCAGAAATGGGAAAATGGAAGATTAAGAGTTTTTGCAAATAGTAAATATCCTGGATTTAGTGTAACAAATATGCAAGGGGTTTTATTAGATGTTCCAAAACGTTCACACTGGTTTACTGGGTTTAGTGTTAATTTGGGTATTATGCCAACATACGATTTTATTCAGAAGAAACCTACAATTGTTGTTGGTCCTTCATTTGGCTATACAATTTATCAATGGTAAAATAATTAAATGTAATGGCAGGAGATTTATTAGATATTGAAGACGAAAAAGAAGAAAAACAAACATCATTAAGAGGTGATGATGATCTTGATCCAGAAAGACAAGAACAACTTCGTCAACATGAAAAAGAATTAAAAGATTTATTAAGAAAAGTTCAGCAAGAACTTGGAGTTTCTGAAGAGGAATGGGGCACTGATAAGGGAAAACAAAAAAGAAAGGAAATTGCTGGAAAAGTTCTTGATACAGCCAACGATGTGCTTAAAACTGCCGGAACATCTTTAGTTAGTAGAAAAAAAGCAAAGAGAATGCAGCAAATATTAAATGTTGGAACTATTGCCTCTCTTGTTGCTGGAGTTTGGGGATTTATACAGAATACATATGTTGTAAAGGCGGATTTTATGGATAAAGTTCTTAGAGGAGCCGAAAATGAATGGCACTGGGGAGGTATGTTATTCTTAAAAATCGCTATTATACTTTTTGTTTTAAGAGTTATACATAAAATATTATCAAAAGGCGGGATTTTTTTAAATGATCTTACAGGATTATGGAAGGATTCTAAAGATAAAGTTAAAAATAAAAAAGATAAAGCTAACGAGAGTTTTATTTCATTTGATGAATATGATGAGGGTCAAATTTTCGAAGAATTTGAACTTTCATTTAAATTAAAAAATTAATTGATTATGGCTACAAATATTTCCAAATATGTACAGCTCAATGATTTCTTACTTTTAGAGTATGAATTCAATCGTGATGATGTTGCAATAAATTGTGGTAATCCTTTTTTAGCTGAAACAGTTTGGGGTGTAAAACAATATTATACAAACGAGGCTCCTGGAAATACAAACAATATGCTTTCCACGCAGTCTGTTCCTACTAATTCAAGTAGATCAACTTGGTACATTAATAATGATGATCCTTTTGATCCATCACTTTATTATTCGTATTTTGATTCATCAGTAAATATTGGACAAATTCTTCCTTATGCTCACGATACTATAAAAGTTCATATTGTTTCTGGATATAATTTTGATGATATAGCAGGTTTTCTTTTACAAATTCGTGCAGAAGATGTATCAGGTTATTTAGTTGATTTATCGAACTTTACTTGGATAAAACAAGTTAGAGGAAATTATGTAGTTAAATTTGCTGTTGAACCTTTATACTTAGGAAACAGATTTTATGACAAATATGTAGAATTTAAAGTTCCTTCTATACAACATTTGGGACATCAAGTTTCATCATATCCTACAGGAATTCCAATTGAAGATTCATTAGAAATACAAGAGTTGTCAGATGTTTATATTCAATATAGTACAATTCCTGAGATTGATAACTATCAATATGTTATTTCAGAAAAAGTTCAATTACAATTGCCGGTTACTTCTAATGCAGATAATTTCAATTGTTTTATTGCGGAATCTACAGCCGGAGATTACATTGAATATTATGCTACATGGAAAGATACTATAATTGGTGAATACATGGGCGATATTGAAAGTGGCAGAATTCCTTTATTCACTTCAAATAACCCAAATGACAATTATCAAGAATTTACAGAAGAGTATGGAACAGAGGCTGCTAAATGGGTGTTAATTCATGAAATACAAGTTTATGAATTGATTCCTCCTGGAACAACCTTGATGACACAAAGATTTCAGTTTACTCAAGAGAGTAACTTTATGACACCTAATAAGTTTAGACCAATTATTATCAACTCTGATATTGCTTCTTCATATAATATTGAATACATTTGTAGATTAATGAACAGAATGGATGGTTCACAAATCATTCGCAAAGCTTCTTTTTCATCTACAGATCCTAAAAAGTATGGAAGAACATTTACAAGAATAAACATTGACAATTATATTCCTTATAAAGTATTTAACAAGATTCCTGGTGAAGTTGCAAACATTGTTTCAGGTGCAGGACCACAAAAAACTAAGTATGTAAAGATCTTTTATGACACAACTAATGTGGTGCTAAACATGAATAACGAAGTCCTCCCCCAAGGGACGGGACCATTATTCCTTAAGGATGGTGATTCAACCTATTTGTTTAAATTTGAAAGATTAAATCAAAACACAGATCCTATTCAAAGAGAAAATGTTGATTTATCTGGTGTTTATAATTATGCTTTATCATTCACATTAGATGATAAAACTAAAATAGAAGTGAATCCAACTTATTCAACAAATATGAATACCACATTAGGACAATTAGAATTTAAATTAATGGCTGATCAAGTTGCAAAATTATTGAGTCAAACTAATAATGGTTATTCAATCATAATTAAAAATTCTGATGGTACACAATATATTTTCTATGAAGGATTATTCTACAGTTATAGAAACTATGATCAAGTTGTATTACAGTATCAAGAAATATATGATGTAAATAGTTTAAATACAAAAATTGCAGATCTTGAAACACAAGTAAAATCTTTGCAAGAAGAAAATGCTGCATTAAAAGCTAATCAATAATTTTTTCAAATTTTGAATAGTTTTTATCGATTATCATAATCCATTTAAAGCCTTCTCTTAAGGAGGCTTTTTTCTTTTTTATTAAAATATTTTTATCTCTTTTAGCTAAATAAGAGTTTTTACATTCTACTATCAAATTTTTGGATGGAATTAAAAAATCACTATGATAAATTTTTTGTTTTTTATTATGTTTATATTTTATTGACGGACCTCGCTAAATATTAAATTTATCATAATATTTTTCTAAAAAAATCTAATTCATACGAACCTTGATATAATAATTCAGTATTTTTATAAGATTTTAATTTTATTCTAGTTTTAAAAGCTTTTTCAAACAGAACGGTATTTTGCATCAAATAATCACATCCATACTTTTTATTTATAGATGACTTTACTTTATTATACAATTCTCTATTTTGCAAAGTATATTTAGCCCCGTATTTTTGTTCTCTTATTAAGGAAGATTTTTCTTGAATTTCTTTAGATTGAAAAGGCAATTCAACCCCTAAATTTTTAAGATTATTATTTCTTATTTCATTTTGAATTTTATCATTTTGCATAGGACAAGAATTACCATATTTTTTAATATTAGTTTGTTTTATTTTATTTCTAACAGATTTTATTTTATTTGGATTATTAACTCCATATTTAATTAAATTAGTTTTTTCAAATTCTTTAAATGATCCTTTGTTTTCACATTCTTGAGAACAATATTTAAGATAACCTCGTTGCCATTTATTAGAATATTTTGTGGGGTTTCCACATTCAGCACATATACCCTCATCAGGAGATTTTAAGTAAAGATCATAATAATCTTTTTGAGAATTATGAAAAACCCCTACATGTTTAGAAAGATCAGAAAGACGAGAAAATTCTCTATTACAAATTTGACAAATAATTTTCATACAAAGATATATATTTTAAATTATATATCGTCAAATGATTTTAAATTCTTTACAAAACCAATTCATCATACGATTCCCAAAGAGTTTCTTTTATCCAGAAATTCATCAGAAATGGACTCCTGTTGTAAAGAGATTAAAACTTCCTTATGAAAATTTGGAAGACTTTATCAATGCGTCTGTACAGAGTCTTACTTTTCCTTCTATCGAATTATCTCCTGTTGAACAAGGACAACAGCAGTTTCGTATTGCTTATCGCCCTGGTAAGGAGCTTGAACCGTTATTTGATAAGAATTTGACACTTACTTTTAAACTATCTGAAGGATTTATTACATATTGGATTTTGTTTGAACAGATAGAATTGTTCATTCAAATTTATGAAGTTAAAAAGCCTTTTTGGGATCCAATGTATGTTTCTTTTTTGGATCATCATGGGTTTGAATTAGTCGCATTTTCTTTTGATAAAATAATTCCTCTCGGTATGTCCCAGTTTGATATTTCTTATGCAACAACTGCCGCAGAATTTAACACCTTCACTTTAAATCTTCGTTATAACCGTTTTAAGATTAAAAGAAGAATTGACAATGATAACTATGATATTAAGGGTAGATAATATATAATAAAAAATATATTGTCCTTAATGTTTGTCAAAGAATCATTAGAAGATATTTTACAGCCCAAGCCTAAATCAGAAATTAAAAAGGCCTTTTCTCGTATGGATGTTGAAGAAAAAGAGAAACTTCTTTTTGAAACAGGTATGTCAAAATTTTGGGGATCTTATGATGATTTTCTTGATTTTTTAGATGAAACATTAAGTGATACTGGTATTTGGGAAACATTATTAGAATTATATAATAACAGTGCCTTTGACGAATCTCCTTTTGCTGATAATGATGAAAATTTAGTATTTTCTAAAGAAGATTTAAAAGCAAAAATGGGATCAATGGACTTAGTTGAGATGATGTTATCTTCATTATCAGAAGAAAGTATCGATAAAGCATTAAGTAAATTAGTTCCAGGATATTTGTCTGAAAATGTTAAAGAAGTTTTAAAACCTAAATCTCAAGAAGAAATAGATCAATATATTAGAGAGATTATGGATATTGACGCGATTAGGCAAAGAATACAAAAAGCTAAAGGAAACTTAATTGCTTTATATGTTTGGGAACCTGATTGGGATTTAACAAAATTTTCTAAAAACACCGATAACATAATTAATAATTTAATTGATTATGTTTTAGAAGCATATAAAAATAATTGGAAAAGACAAATTGCCGTATATACAATAGATGAAAATATTGAAGGAAATTTTATATCTGATGGGCTAGGTCCAAATTGTAGTGGAGGTGTTAAAATATTACTTAATATTTGGGTACAAGAAGATTGGCAAAAAGAAAAAATTGATTTAGATTTACAATGGAATTAGTAAGAGAAAGCATTAACATATTAAAACCTAAGGATCCAAAAAAGATTGTAGAAGAATTAATAGATAAAGGATCAATAACGAATAAATATGCCATTGTTGTAGAATTATTTGGAGAAAACTGGAAAAAATTGTATGATGAATTTGTTGAGAGAGGAATTGATGACCAAGATTTAATTGATACTTATATTTCTTTTTGGAGTGGTTCCTCGAGAAGAACAAACAATGAAAAAATACATTGGATTTTAAGTGATATTTTACAAGATCATGTGAATGAAATCACAGATGAATTAATGAAAAGAGCTTTAGGATGAGAGCAAAACATGTAACTGAAGATCCCATATTTAAATGGGAATTGAACCAAGAAGCTAAGTTAAATATGGATGAAACTTGGTGGCAATGGCAAGATCCCATATTTAAATGGGAATTGAACCAAGAAGCTAAGTTAAATATGGATGAAACTTGGTGGCAATGGCAATTACGTGATGCTGCTGCAGCAGGATTGAGAGATTATTATGTTCGCGATAGATCAGAATTAGAAAGATTAGCTATCCGTACACTTGAACAATTAGGATATGATATTGAACAAATAGATTTAGACAAAGCCGTAGATATTCTTGAAAGATTTGTTCAATATGAAGAAGAGGTTAACGAGGGATCTATTACAGATGTTTTGAAACCCAAATCTAAAGAAGACATTCAAAAGTATCTTGACCAATATGATGCTGAAGAAAAAATGCGGGCGGTTAAAGATAAATTTATGAATCCTGAAGATGTTGTAAGATATTTAATAGATGCAGGGGCAGATGAAGAAATATTTGTAGAGGTTCTAATGGAAAAAATGGAGCCTGAACAATTAAGACAAATTATTAGAGAATTAATACCTTATCAACAAAATGTAATTGAATATTTTTTAGATTATATAAATGATGAACAATTTGATAAAGCCTTAAAAGAATATTTTGAAACTGAAAATCCGGAAGAGGTTAATGATGTTTTGGATATTCTACTTACTAAACACTCGATTGGTGTTGGAAACAAAAGAAGAGAACCACATTTTGGGAATTATGAAGATGATGATGATTTTTAATAAAAAATAATTATAGTTATGGCAAAAGAACTATTAACTTATTATGATTTTCAATATGCTTCTACAACGAAGATATTTGAAGCAGAACAAGTAAAAGGATTAACCCCTGAACAAATTCAAGAAGGTGAAAAACTATATAATATACTAGTTGAAAAACTTGAAAAAGGAGAAGAAATTGATGAAGGTGTTTTAGGATCCATAGCAGGAGGTGTTGTTGGTGTTCTAGTTGGTCCTGCTATTGGAAAAGCTATTTGTAGAGTTTTAGGAATTGACGAACATGGTACATTAGGAAAATTAATGACTAGCAGATTAGTAACTACGGCATTGGGTATTGCGCTTGGGAAATAAAATAATTATTAATTGGTAAAAAATAAACAATGATATGAGAGCTAAATTTGTAAATGAAGCATACGAACCAAAAGATCTTAAACGTGTGAAGGACTTTGCTAAGAAATCTGGAGGAGATTTTGAAAAAGAAGTTGCATTGGCACGTCAAATGGCAAAAACTCTTACTAATGTTAATAAGGCAATTGGAAGAGCAGAAGCTGCTGCAGAGGTTTATGGTGGTTGGAATGAAATAGTTCAAATATTCTATGATAAAGCAAAGGAATTAGGATATGAAGGGCCTCCACCGGCTGAAAGACTTGAGGTTCTTAAAGATCATCCAATATTAGGTAGTAAACTTCCTAAAGAACAACAATATAAACCACATTATATACTGATCCAAGTTTCAGGAAGAAGTGGTCGATTTAGAGGAAATGCTATACTTCCTCTGGGAAAAGTTGATTTAAGAACAGGCGAATGTCCACTTTTTAATGTTTATGATACATGGGAACCTGATAGTACTGTGGAAGTATGGGTGGATCCAAAGGGTCATGATTATACTCATTTACAAGGAGTTGAAACACCATCAACTGGAATTTCAAGTATATTAAAGCCAAAACCCAAAGAAGAAATTGATTTAACAAAAAGAAAGTTCTTTAATTATAGATTATTATTTACAACTGGCACCAAACCTAGTTATCAAATTGGCCAAATACAAAATTTCTATCATGACCAAAATGGAAATAATATTGGGCGTTGGCAAATGGTTGATTATGTTCCTTTGAAATGGATGAGAGAATTAATACTTCCTTATGGAGGACATATTGCAGGATATGTTTATAAATAATATTTTTAGTATGAAAGCACAAAAAGTATATGAGGCCTTAGGAGATATTTTAAAACCAAAAACAGCAGTGGAGGTTTTAAATCAAATTAAAAACATGTCTGTATCTGAAAAAATTAAAAGGATTCAACAGATGCAGAAACAACACGGGCAAATGTATAAAGGTCTTTTACAGCAGCCTGAAGTTGTTGCAGATATTAGGAATGAAGTAAAGAAAGAATTACAAAAAATTGATGTTATTGAAAAAGTCAATTATATTGAAGAAATTGAAAAACAACTCCCTGATATTTTTTCAGGAATGAAAGATGATGGGTTATTAAAGGAATTAAAAGATTATATTTTAAACAAAAAAGATTTTAATGAAAAGGCTATGTTAGTTTGGAGGTTCTTTAAATCATGGCCTGACTTATTTAGAGATGTTGAAGATGACCCAAGAGTTGACCCAGAAACAAATCAAATAATGCTTCTATTTAAAATTAAAGGAGCTATAGATCGTCGAGAAGTTGATAATCTTCAAGAATTAATTCATGAAATGGGAGAAAAATATGGAAGAAGTAACATACTTGACAAAGCTGCAAACATAACTATCCCTGAGAGTGGAAGATATGGAGATAATAAATTATTTAACAAGAAGGATATTGAACAGTTAAAATTATCTTTATATAGAGAAACTCGTTCTGAAGAAGAAGCTTTAAGAGATGAATATTATGATGTATATGCTTTTATCGGTTATCCTGAATTTATTGAAAAGGAAATTGGCGGAGAAACAGTTCATAAAAGAAGAATGGGAATTGAAAATTTAGTTAAATTAAATAAATATGATTCAGGTAGTTTATCACAAGTTCCGATGATGAAAATTAGAGCAGCACATCAATATCAACATCAAGAAGGATCTGGAGTATGGGCTGTTTATATTCCTAAATATATGTGGAACAAAGATTATGCTCATAATGATGAAATTCCTGATGATTTAAGAAAATTTATTGATGAAAATAAATTTAAATTATAATGAGAGCCAAACTTGTAAATGAAGGATTTAGTGATGTTAAAATTACTTTTACACATAAAATAAATCCATCATTGTCTTTTGTTGTGTATAAAAATCTTGATGGACGAATATCTAGAGTAGATAATTTAAATTCACGAATTAGATTTCCATTTAATGTAGGACAGAGAATAAGCAGAAACATAGAAACTTGGGCTTGCAACAATAATTTTTTAATAGATGGTAATGATCCGTGTCCTGAACAGAAAATTTTTGGTGTTAAGGTTTCTGATGTTCCTAGAGGGCATGAATGGAGAACTATATTTCCAAATAAATTTAGATAATGTCAACCAAACTTGTTATTGAAAAATTAGAAGATATTTTAAAACCTAAATCAAATATTAAAATTAAGGATCTTGAAAAACTAGATGAAATTCAACTAGCAGATATTCTATGGAATTTTGCTGAGCAACTTTATCATGATAAATTAATATCTAAGGCTGAACTTATTAAAATGACTCCTCAAATTTTCTTTAGTAATTTATCTAAAGAAGAATTAATAGATGAAATCAAAACTTTGATGTCAAATTATTATAATATAAATATCTAATATTCAAATATATGACATTAATAGGATTTGACTTTTCAATCAATAAACCAGCTGCTTGTATTCTAAAAAATGAACGATATTATTTTATATCGTGGCCTTATGGATTATCGGAATCCAATAAAAATACTTATAAGGATGCTCCTATTCTTTTAGTTGAAAGAACTGATGATAAAGATAAAGGAGATAATGTTTCAGAAAAACTTCGTTATGAAGTTGAGAATTCAAAATATTTAGCTAAACTTATACTAAATTCCATTTCACCTTTTATCGATGATGAAACTTATTTAGCTTTTGAAGGTTTATCATACGGATCTTCTGGAGATGTGGTTTTACAATTAGGAGGGTATAAATACATTCTTATGGATGTTCTTTCAGATAGGGTTTCCTTAGATAATATGTATACTTATGCTCCTATCACAATCAAAAAAACTGCTGGATGTTCTAAAAAGGGACAAAAGAAAGCAGATATGATTGAAGCCTTCAAAAATGCCCCCACCGAATTTAGTGATTATTTAAAAAGAAATGAGGAGGAATTTAAGACTAAGAAAGGAAACTGGCTTGTTCATCTTGACGATATTGTTGATGCGTACTGGACTCTCGAGACCCTCCGGGAAAAGATACATAAGTAATATATTTAGGTAGTTTTTTCCTGGAGAGCTTAGGTACTTATTTTATGAATCTCGGGCCCACGGTTCTCAAAACCTCGTTAAATTTTTGTTAAATTTTAACATAATTTGCTGTTAAAGCAATATAACCAGATAAATACATAAAAACGCTATGACTGAACAAGCGAAAATATTCTTAAAAAAGATAGATGAAAGAATTCAAAATGGTGAATTTGACAAATCTGTATCTATATTTGTATCTAAAAATTTAATTCGTTCATCAATAAAATCCAGAATATTAAAAAAAGATGAAACAAACGCAACCCCAATATTGTCTGAAACAGAAATAAAGGAAGCTATTAAGGACGCCAAAGAAATTGGCGTGTTCACAGCTAAAATATTTTATGAAAACGGCTTCATTGAAAGAACAGAAGAGGGGTATAAAGTTTCAGAAAGAATAGAAAAATTGTTAAGACTTCCATAATTTTTTATTATATTTGTCACTATGAAAGTGTCATTTGATTTCGATAGTACCCTAGATAGGCCTCATATTCAAGAGTACGCCAGAGAACTTATTGAACGAGGAATAGAAGTATGGATAGTTACTTCACGTTATGATTTCGAACATCATTTGGTAGCTTATCATACTACTCCTGAATATGCTCAAATGGCAAATAGGGACCTTTTTGAAGTGGCAGACAAACTAGGAATTCCCAGAGATAGAATCATATTCACTAATTTTATAGATAAATGGGTTTTTTTTAAATCTAATACAGATTTTATTTGGCATCTTGATGATGATTGGACAGAAAATAGGGGAATATTAAATAATACAAAAACCTTAGCAGTTAATTCATGGGGTAATTCCGCTTGGAAAGGAAAATGCGAAAGATTTATTAAAAGAAAGAATAAATAAAATAAATCATAATTTATGGCATACGTAATCACTCATTGAAGTAAACAATCGAATTTTTGCTGGCGACTATGCTATAGGAAACATTTGGTACAGTGATTCATTTGGCACTACAGGATCCTGGTACAAGTGTAGGTGATATAGACCAAATAATAATACTTGAGAAACTTTAATATTATTAATTTTTATATCAAAAATAAAGGGGCTAAAACCCCTTTATTTTTGATATATAAATAAAAAAATGTTTTGCATACCACTATTTAATAAAAAAACTATGCCCGAACCTGTTATTACACCACCTGTTCCTATTGAACCTCCGAAAGCAACCTGGGATTGGTCAGATCTTAAACCTTTGTCATTAGATGATAAAGACTTGGTTCAAGTTGAATGGGTGAAATATTATAAAGAGTATTTCACTAAAAAACAAATTGTAATTCATCACACTATAAGTGGACCCGGAATTAGTGGAGATTTAGAACATTGGAAAACCTTCAAAGAACATGTTGCTACTTGTGTAATTATTGAAAGAAATGGAAAAATAAATCAATTATTTTCTTCTAAATATTGGGGTTATCATTTAGGTTGTGGAAATTCTTCCCTAGATAAAGGATCTATAGCAATAGAACTTGATAATTGGGGACAACTAACAGAACGTAATGGTAAATTATACACAGTTTATGACAGTGTTGTTGATGTTCCTACTAGTGTTTATCCAATGGGATTTAGAGGATCACAAATATATGAAGCATATACTTATAATCAACTTCATTCTCTTGGTGAAATAATACTTTTATGGAATAAAACATATAACATTCCATTAAACTATAATGAAGACATGTGGGATATTTCTCCAAGAGCCCTTGGAGGTACCCCAGGAGTTTGGACACATGTATCATATAGACCATATCCTCAAAAATCAGACTGTCACCCCGATCCAAACCTAATTTCATTATTAAAAACTCTTCCTAATTTAATATAAGGAGTGGAAACACTCCTTTTTTATTTTGAATAAATAAAATAAAGTCTTTGATTAATGAGAGCTAAATTTATAAATGAAGCAAAAATAAGTCCCAGTGAAAATCTGTTTAATCAATTTAAGGAGATTTTTGTCAATGTAGCAACATCTGAAACATGGGATCCATTTTATGATTTGAATCAACAATTAAATCCATTGGGTATAGGTCTTGTTGATTTTGACGAACACATGGCTGCAATTCCTGCAGAAGAAAAAAGAGAATTTCAAAAAGCTAATATGGTTCCTGAAGCAGGAATCCGTTTATTAGGATTTGACCCCTCAACAAATAAAATTACTCTTTATGTTGATAAAACTTTTGATGATAAGATTGTTAAGATGTCTAGAGCTAGATTAGATTCTCTATTGAATAGACTGTGGTCTGGATTTGGGCACGAAACTATACACTTGCAACAAGTTGATAGAATGAAAGTTAAACAAAACCCTACATTTAAAACCAAAGAAGATTATTTTGGAAATAAACAAGAAATAATGGCCATGGCTTTTAGTTTTGTACAAGAAATGTCGGAGTTTCATTCAAAAGAAGATATATTAAAAATGTTAAAGGATGCTTCATATGAACCAGGACCACCTAAGAGAATGCCCCCACCTCCAAGAGGTATGATGCCGCCTCCAGAAATGATGAGACCCCCCATGTTCAGAGGAAGAATGCTAAGAAGACCACCGGATCATCCATTATTAAAAACATATAAAGAATTGGGAGGAAAGGCTTATAAATTATTTTTAAAATATGCAATTCAATATTTAGACGAATTAACAGAAGGTGTAGCAGAACAAGTATTTAAACCGAAATCTCCTGAAGAAATGGAGAAGGCTATTGAACAAGCAGGAGGAATATTAAAATTCATTCGTGAAGGAGTTTCTGACCCAGCCACAGGAGGGGTCTTTGAAAAAGATGCAATTTCTTTAAGAGGAGATAACTTAGTATTCAATTTTTATAAAGATGATGGTTCAGATTTACAATTAACTACATACATAAAATTTATAGTTAATATTAAAACAGGAGAATATGAATATGAGGCATCCGGATATTCCGAAATAAATTCAGATTTCTTTTATATGAATACAGATGGTTCGCAATTACAAACCACATTATATACTGATCCAAGGGAATTTACTAGTGAATTAGAGAGTAAGTTATTAGAAATAACCGATGATGAAGAAATAAATGTAAGAGACGATTTTAAATCAAATTTCCCAGATTTTGAAGAAGATGATGAAGACTAAATTTTTAACTATTGATAATTGGCTTCTTGAACAGAAAAATCAAGAAGAACAAGTTTATGGTTGTGTCATGATGGAACCAAATAAAATTAAAGATTGGAAAGAAAACCATTTAAACGGAATTGAAGAAGACGATGTTTTTATAAAACCTAGTGATGATTCTTATGGATTAGAAGAAAATCCTCATATAACTATTTTATATGGAATTCATGAAGATGAAATTGACCCATCTGTTATTGTTGACATGATGGAACAAAAACTAAAACCAGTCAAAGTACAAATAAAAGAGATTGATATTTTTGAAAATCCTGAATATGATGTTGTAAAATATAATGTTCCTGTAACAGCACAACTACAGACTTATCGTGATATGTTTATGAAATCATTTCCAAATACACAAACCTTTCCAAAATATGAACCACACATGACAATAGCATATGTAAAAAAAGGAACAGGAAAAAAATATAAAAAAATTTTAGATGAGCCATTTGATGTGTTGTTTGTTAAAGGGGTTTATTCATATCATAAAGATGGTCAAAAAGATGAATTAATTCGAAGAGTTGTAAATTTAGAAGAAAAAAAGAAAGAACAAAACAAAAATAGTATTGTCAAATCAAAACCTTTTAAAAAGAAATAAATATAAGCAAAAAAATGGGTCAATATTTAAATAACATTTTTAACACATTAAAAAAGATAAAAAAGATGGGTGGCAAAGCTGTTAAGAACGTTCGTCCATTAGAAACAGATGAAGTTCAACCAACATATGAATGGGTAGAACTAAACATTCTTCCGCTTATTTTTATTGAAAGAAATGAAGCACTTCCAATAGGATCTTATGGAAAAAAACCTAAAGGGGAAAAATCTGGAGATATTGATGTAGCTATTGATGCGAAAAGATTTTTGGATAATGGAATGAAATTTGAAGAAATTTCAGAAGCCATTAATCAAATATTGAATGAAGAACATGGTTTTGAAACTACACTTTTAAAAGGATTTGACCAAGTATCTGTCAAAGTTCCTATATGTGGTGATGAATCAAAAGGATATGCTCAAGTAGATTTAATGCCTTCTCCTGATTTAAAATGGGCTAAATTTATGTATCATTCACCAAATCTCGCAGAAGGGGAATCAAAATATAAAGGAGCCACAAGAAATGCACTGTTAATGGCTCTAGTTTCAGAATCCACAAAAGAAGTTACTAAATTATTTGAGGGGCAGGCAGAAGAATATACTTCATTAGCCATAAGGTTTCCGACTGGAGTTTGGAACATTAAGAGATCTTTTATGGGCAAAAAGGGAAATATAGTTCAAAAAGGTACAGTTTTAGGATCAGAATTCATCACAAATGATCCACAAGATGTAGTTGATATTGCCTTAGGAGATGGTTATAAACCTGATTCTGCTAATTCTTTTGAAACATTATGGGAAATAATTCATAGAAAAGATTTTATTCATAAAGCTAGGTTAAACGAAATAATGACCAAGTTTCAAGTTAATCTCAAGAGCATGAAACAAGATCTGCCATTGGAGGTGGCAGAAAAATACCCTTTTCTTGTTGAAGGAATAAATGATGTCTTGAAACCAAAAGCAGAAGAAGACGTTATTAAAGATGCAAATGAGTATATTGAAAAAGAGAACTTAACATTATATGATTTAGAAAAATTGCACAGATCAGGAGTGTTAAAACTTTTACCTAAAGAAAAGGTTAGACAAACTATCATCGATACTGCTAAAACAAATTTGAAAAATAGATGGAGAGCAACTAATCTAGCCAAATCCTATAGTGATTGGATATTAGATTATATTTCGTCTGAAGATTATCAGAAAATATTAGATGAGGCCAAGTATGGAGAGTTAATGAATAAATATGGACATCTTCCATATGTTTTACCTAAATATTCGGGGCAGGGACACAAAGAAATGATACAGATGGAGAAAGAGTTTAAGTTTCTTCATAACAAATATTTCTTTGAAAAAATAATTGAATTATTATATTATAAACTATCCCATAAATCTATATTTAGAATTGTTCAAGAAAGAATTAAACGTAATCAATTTTTATTCTTCGTAAAAGCAATAGATTATATTAATCATCATAAAAATAGTCATTATCCGCCAAGTCATGTGAAGGCAGTATTACGTTTGTTAGACGGAACTGATAGACAAATTGATAGATCTGATTTTAGGGTGACTCGCGGAGATCAATTTGGACTAAAATTTGTTGATGATTTAGTTGATGATGGTATTTTAAGAATGCATAAAGAAAGAAATAAACAAATATTGACAGCTAACCCAAACTATAAAGATTCGGAAACATATGTATCAAATAATTACTATCCATTTTTAAAATATTTGTCAGAGAATATAGAAAAATACAATTTGACAAAATTAAACGAATCAAAAAATGAAATTTGAATCTCTTAAGGAATATGGTGATAAATTAGAGAGGATTACGATCCTTTATCCAGGAGGTTTTAAACCTCTTACAGGGGCTCATATTGATTTTATTAAAAGATATTTAGAAAAACCAGAAGTTAAGAAGGTTGTTTTATTTATAAGTCCAGGAAAAAGAGATGATATTTCTGCGGATACGGCATATTATATTGCTCGAAATGTTTTATCTGGAATGAATGTTGATGTAGTATTAGATAAAGATTCGTACTCTCCAATTTTATCATGTTATCGCTGGATTGAAAAACCCGAGAGAACTCCTGGAAAATATGCTTTAGCTTCCTCAACAAAGGGAAACGATTATAAGCGTGTTAAAGAATTCGTAAATAATTATTCTCCTGAAAAGTTTGGGAAAAATCTTCCAAAGGGGGTTGAAATTGTAGAGCTACTCATAAACGCAGATCCATTAACTTATTCTAATGGAGAACCAATTTCTGCAACAAGAACTAGAGAAGATTTAGCTTCTGGAGATTATGAAAAATTTAAAGAAAATTACCCGCAATTACCCGATAAAAAGATAAAATTTATTTGGGATGCATTAAATAAATCAGATAATAAAGAGGCAGATTTCCCGGTATTTCCTGATGATTTAGAAGAAGCTGGCGAAGGTGTTAGAACAGGAAAAGAAGATATTTATCCATCAGACAAATATAAAACAATAAAAGGAATTTACGAAATGGGCGGAGCAGCAGGACACATACAAAATATATGGGAAGCTTCAGATTTAACGTTTGAAGAATTAAGAGATATTATAAATAAATCTCTTCATGGCGAGTTAGAAAATATAACTGAAAAGTTAGATGGTCAAAACATCTTAATTACATGTAGAGATGGAGTAGTATATTCAGCACGTTCAACCAAACATTTAAAAAATTTTGGTGAAGAAGCCATGGACATTGATGAGATGGATTATTATTTTACTGATCGAGGATCCCCAGAAAGTGTAAGAAAGGCGTTCGTTGCTGCAATGGAAGATTTTCAAAATATTTTTGATTCAACACATATAAACCTTAAAAAGATTTTTGGAGAAGGCGTGCGTTGGTTAAACATAGAAATTCTTTATACTGATAATGAGAATGTAATTCCTTATGAAAGAAATCAATTACGAATTCATCATTTAAGAGAATTAGATAAAGACGGCAAAATCGTTAAGATAATTGAAAAAGGAAAACTTACTGAATTAATAGAAGAAATAGATAGACTACAACGTGAAGGAGAAGTAGATAATACTTTCTTAATCAAAAAAACAGATCCTCTAATTATAAAATATATAACAGATTCAAATAATATAGGAGAAGGATTGATTCGTAAATTAATGGTACTTCAAACTGATAACAATTTAGAAGATACATCAACAATAGCCGATTATATAGAAGCAGAAACAAGAAAGTATATTGATAAAAATTTACCCGAAGAGGCGGATGAAGAATTTAAACAAACTCTTGCTAAACGTTGGGGGAAAGGAGATAAAACTATAACAATAAACAAATTATTAAAAGATAAATCCGAGGATTTACAAAAATGGGTTAAAGAACAGGAGAAAGATGTAAAGGATCTTACAGAATCTATATTAGAACCATTTGTTGACATATTCACAACCCTAGGAGTAACGGTTCTAAAAAACCTAGAAGGACTTGCTACCATGGATTCCGATAAGGCTACTAAAAGTATTCAAGACAAATTAAGTAGAGCAATGGATCATCTAAAACATTTTATGGAGAAAAAAGATGTAGAAGGTGTTGAAGCATTTAACAAAAAAATAAAAGAGATGGTTAAGCATCTTGAGCGTCTTGAAAAGTCAGGAGGAATTCATTCTGTTGTTCCTGTAGAAGGAATTGTTTTTCAATATAATGAAAAAATACTTAAATTGACAGGGAGCTTTACACCTCTTCTTAGAATTATTGGCTTTTTTAGATTTGGCTCATGAGCATAGAAAATATTTTAGTTCCTAAAACAAAAGAACAAATAGAACAATCTATTAATGAATATTTAAAAGATGCGTATCCATTAAAAAAATTCATTCAAGATTATAAACCTGTAAAGAGGGAACTAAAAACATATGCGTATATAATATCAAAACTAGATGAACTGGCTGACAACATATATATTATAAGTGATAAAAATTCATTATACAGAACTTTAGTACAAAGGTGTTTTATGACAAACTCAGTTAGAAAAAAAGTTGATTTTACTGTAAGAGGAAGTTGCTTTAATAAAGCACTTATTTATGGAGAAGAATTTGCTATACTTGAAGGAGGATCTTTAGGATTGACTGCCATCATGATAGGCAAAGATAAAATTTTAAAAAAAATTTTTGAAGATGTTTGAATTACAAAATCCTTGGTTCATACCAGTTTACATATTTTTTGCTATTTTACTAGGTGCAATGGCATGGAATATGGTAAAATTCATCTACTTTATAATAACATTTAAAGGTAAAAAACCAACCAAAAAATTTGTTAAAAAATAGATGCAATATATTTAATATTAAATCATTATCTGTTAAAAAAATTTAACAGAAAAATGAAAACTTTTGACAGGTTCGTGAATATATAATATAATTAAACGGACTAATAAGGTACCTAAAAGTCTAATAAGAGTAATAAACTAAAAAGAGTAAAAAGATGAATGAAAATTATGATGCTCTATTTAATCCTAATGTAGAGATTAAAGAGCCAACTTCGAAAAACGCTGAGGAATATACTCCATCAGCAGACAAGGGTCAAGGCGGAATCTACCGCGCAATAATTAGATTTATACCCTGGTGGCAAGATCCCACATACGGTTCGATTCAAGAAAAATGGGTAGCATGGCTTGAAGATCCAGTTACTCAACGAGGTCGCACAGTAGACTGTCCATCTTCAGTAGGTAAACAATCAATCCTTCAGGATATGTATTGGAAACTTAAGAAGAGTGATAATGTAGCTATGCAGAATAAAGCAGCTATTTTCTCTAGACGACACACATTTGCTTCCTTAATTCAAGTTCTGCAAGATAAACAGCAGCCAGAATTGGAAGGTAAAATATTAGTGTATCGTTATGGAGTTAAGATCTGGGAAAAGATCAATGCCGAACTTAAACCTATTATAGGTGAAAAGCATGATCCATTTGATATACTCACCGGAAAAGCTTTTGCGCTTGTAATTACTAAGGTTTCTGGCTATAATAATTATGATCAGTCAAAATTCCTTAGCGGAGAAAAAGAGAGGATTCCATTATGTATTCCTAATGCAGAAGGCAAACTTATTCCAATCACTGCAAAAAGTGATAAGAAAAAAGTATTTGAATGGGTTAAAGAAAACTCTCCTGATCTTAGTAAGTATGCATTCCAGGAATGGGATGAAGATACTTATGAATACGTTAATCACGTAATTGCCGCAGTGACTGGTCAAGCAACTAAGTCGCAGAACTTTGCAGACGTAAAGGGAAATAAGGAGAAGAGCAAAACAGGCGCTCCTGCAGATGCAGCTTCTATAACATCACAAGAACTTAATCTTGATGACCTTGAAGATGGTGGGGAATCAACACAATTTCCTGACCTAACAATGCCTGAATTAGATTCAGACCAAGGAATTCAAGGAAGTCTTGATGATGTCCTAAATAATCTGTAAAAATGAATCCCTTAATATTACAAGAGGATATCGCTCTTCACGAAGAGCGATATCCTATATGGGGGTTTAAACATGGCGATGTAGTTAAAACAGAATCAGGTGTTGGTATATTTGGAAATTATTATAAATCAGCTGAAAGAGATGATCTTTGTGTTGTTTATATAGTTTCAAACGATTCAACTGATGTTTTTTATAAAAAATTCATAGAAATATGGGAACAAAATAATCCATTTTCTAATACTGCAAAAACTGTTGTTTGTTTATCTTCTGTATCTAAAATTTATTTAGAAGATTGATACATTATGTTTACATAACAACTAATGTTGTCAATGGTAAACAATATATTGGCGACCACTCTTCAAATAATTTAAATGATAATTATTTGGGAAGTGGTGTCGCCTTTAGAAAAGCTATTAAAAAATACGGAAAAGAAAATTTTACAAAACAAATTTTAGAACTATTTAATACTAAGGAAGAAGCGGAAGGAGCCTAATTGTTTTATATAGAAAGATTTAATACGTTAATTCCAAACGGATATAATATTTCACCATCAGGTGGAATACATTGGGGAGGTGTTCATTCCGAGGAATCTAAACGTAAAATGAGTTTATCTAAAAAGGGAAAGCCATCTTGGAATAAAGGAAAAACAAACGTATATTCAGAAGAAACAAGATTAAAATGGTCTGAAAAAAGAAAAGGAAAAAAACTTAGTGATGAATCAAAAATAAAATTATCAAAAAGCACAAAAGGTAAAATACTAAATCCTAACACGAGACACAAAATTAGTATTTCAAAAATGGGAGCTAAAAATCCTATGTTCGGAAAACCCGCTTGGGACGCCATTAATAAAATAGAAAAAACTTGTGAATTTTGTGGAATTAAAACAAACATAGGAAATTATGGTCGATGGCATGGAGAAAAATGTAAACATAAATCTTAATACAAATTTTGATATAGATTTCGATAAAACTATATCAAAGGAGGAATATGTAGAACGACTTATTTACTTGTTAAATGGAATTTTGAAACAGCGTTTTCCTGATATAATTCCTAAACAACAAATTAAAATTCATCGTGATCGCATATCGTTTGCGTGCCCAATTTGCGGAGACTCAATGCAAAGCTCTTTTAAGAAACGTGGAAATATTATTTTAGAAGGAAAACACAAAGGTTATTATAAATGTTTTAATTGTGGAGAATTTAAGAGAGTAGATCAATTCTTCAAAAATTACAAAATTGATTTAGAATTAGATGTAGTCAATTATATCTCAAATAATTTAGGAGATTTTACCACCACATCTGGAGGGAAATATGATATATCCCTCCTATTAGATGTGAAGACCATAGAGGGACATGCCATTGACAGACAGGAGCTCAAAATGAAATTTGGTTTAACCGAAGTTAAAGAGTCTCCTGTCTGGTCATGGTTAGTTAGAAGATTACAATTCAAAGAAGAAAAATTTCTTTATAGTCCTACAAGAGATTACTTATTAATATTGAATTTAACTCCATCTGGAAAAATAATTGGAGCCCAAAAACGATTATTTAAAGGTGATGTCAAATATATTACTTTTAATTTATCAAAGTTATATGAACTTTTAGGCAAGGAAAAGATAGTTGGAAAAATTGCAGATGAAATGGATGCAATATCTCAATTATTTGGGATAATGCAATTAAATTTTAATCAGCCAATCACTATATTTGAAGGTCCATTTGATTCCTTTTTATTTAAAAATTCAGTTGCAAATACCGGTGCAAATAAAGCATTTCCTTTAGATCTTCCCGTACGATATTGGTTTGATGATGACAAAACCGGGACAGAAAAAACGCTTAAAATAATAGAAGAAGGAAAGTCTGTTTTTCTTTGGGAAAAATTAAAAAAAGACATGAATTTACCATACAGAAAAAAATGGGATTTAAACGATGTCGTAATATTTGCCAAAAAAGAAGGAAAACAACTTCCATTATTTGATCATTATTTTAGTAATGATCCATTGGATATAATTGATATTTAATTATGGGAGACGAATTTAGAACCGAACATGAGATCATGCTTTGCAAAAAGTGTGATGGAACAGGTGTTTTTAAATGGTCAGAATTAGCCGATTATCATAAAGGTGAATATGATTATTATTCTGAAACATGCAAAGAATGTAATGGTACAGGAAGAATAGTTAAGACAAAAAAATGGCAAGTTATTTATGAACCCTTTGATCCGAAAAAATGGACCGATAAAAATATAAGGTTTAAGTTAAATGAAGAAGATAAAAAGAAAAAGTAGGGGATTAAAAACTCACTTAGATTTTAGGTTTGAAATCGATGAGGAAATTCCCGATTTTAATTACGAAATTCCGTTAAAACCCAAAGGAAAAAAGGGTAAAATAAATATAGTGAATATTAAAAGAAATGCAAGAGACTCTTCAACAAATTCTAAGCTCTTTTGATGCAAATGATTCAAATGAGACAAAGGAACCAGATAAACCAAAAGAAACTCTTGAAGCAAGATTTGCGAGAGAAAGAATTGAATATTCTGGTAGAATAAAAGAGATGTCAGATAGAATGAAGGACATCTTTAAAGTTAGTGAACTAATGGTTGATATTTATACAGAGCGTCAAAGGGCTGTTGAATATTATCATTATCTTATTTCCATATTCAAAAAGGTAAGTAGAGCATACACTAAAGAATGGTCAGAAAAATATCAGCACTATTCATTTAAATCTCAAGTTAGATTTCCAAATGAAAGAACTAAAGAGTTACAAATTCTCTCGGAAATGTCTGATATTGTAGAGAAGAGAGAGGAAATTGAGAATCATGCAAAATTTATTTCTCAAACAATTGGCACCATCGATAATATAATATATGGTATAAAATATAAGGTTGAAATTGAACAAATAAGTAGAGGTAAATAATTATGGAACACATAATAAATGAACAGGAAATCATAGATGGAAATCTCAAGAAAAGACTTGAAGATTGTTATGATATGATTAAAGTATATGAAAGAGAAATCGAATTGATTCGAGAAGAGTGCAAACATGTGAAAACTGAATATGTTAATTATATGTGGGCGCCTGGTCATATTTCTCCACATACATTAGTGTGTTCTACTTGCGGAAAAGTAATGCCAAAAGAAGAAGATTTAGGATGGCAATCAATTTCTTCAGGATTAGGTGGAGATCAATATGATTATCTCGGGCAAACAACTAAAGATGAATTATCTTGATGAAAAATAATCTTAAAAAATGAAATATTATGGTAAATTACGTGAAGGTCAAATAGTAATACATGATGCAAAAATAAAATACATAAAAGATATAACTAAAAATAAAAACAACGAAGTAATTATCAAATTTGATGATGAATCACAAACAAGCAATCAAAGCGAAATACAAGTTTTAGGAAGTAAAGAATAATGAAATAATGCATAATGGAATAATATATCGCGCCATTTCTCCATCAAATAAATTATATTATGGAAAAACTGTTCGCTCTCTACAAAAACGCATATTAGAGCATTATCGAAGAAAAGTTAATTGGTCATTTTCTAATGCCTTAAGAAAATATGGCATTGAAAAATTTAAGTTTGAAATAATTGAAACACATTCATCAGAATCACTAAAGGAACTAAATGATAAGCTTTCAGAAAGAGAAAAATATTGGATAAAATTACATAAAACTACAAATCCCAAAAATGGATATAATATGACTAAAGGAGGAGATGGTACTCCTGGTCATTCTTATATTTTTTCAGAAGAACATATTCAAAAATTAAGAGAATCTCATCGAGGAATAATTCAATCTGAAGAACAAAAAAGAAAAAAGAGCCAAAAACTTTTAGGACGAAAAAAGACGGAAGAACATAAAAAACATATTAGCGAAGGAAGAAAGGGAATAATATTTTCTAAAGAACATTGCGAAAATATGAGAAAAGCAAAATTAGGAAAAAAACGAGATGCGTCTAAAAATAACAGCTGATAAAAAATTTTTGCAAGTCGTTGATAGTACAGCTCTTGAATTAGAACAAATTCAATATAGTTTCACTAAACGTGTTGATAATTGGTTCATTATCAAGAAAAAAATACCTCATTGGGATGGAGAAGTCAAATTCATTGACAAGTATAATAGAATTCCGATAGGTTTGTGGCAAGAAATAAAAAAATTTGCTGACAAATATAGCTTTCCTTTAGAAATTGAAGAAGCAAACGAACTCTTTACCAATAGAGATTACAATGGTCAAGATTTTGATGATTGGGTAGAAGACTATTTCAAAGATGCCGAAGATTTCTATCCTAGAGATTATCAAACAGAAGCTTCTAAAAGAGTTCTAAAATACAGCTATTGCACTGAAGAAATTTCAACTTCTGGGGGTAAAACACTTATTGCCTTTATGATATTTAAATATTTGTTAGATAAAGGCATAATTAAACGAATGATTTATGTTGTTCCAAACATAAACCTTGTAACTCAAACAGAAGAAAAATTCTACGAGTATGAAGATCGTTGTAACAAAAAACCAAATTGGAAAAGTAAGTGTGTGTTTGCGGCAGCAAAGAAAACTGAAGAAGATGTAAATATTGTATTCGGAACATTTCAATCTTTAGCAAAAAAAGACCTCTCATATTTTCAGAATTTTGATGCAGTATGTATCGATGAAACCCATCATGCCAGGGCCAATTCTATAAAAAGCATTATAGTTAAATGTCATAATGCTAAATATAAATTTGGGTTAACGGGAACATTACCCAAGGAAGGATCTTGTGATTCCTTTATGATACAGTCTTATTTAGGTCCTAAAGTATATGAACTTTTATCTGCAGATTTAATTGCGACAGGTAATGCAACCCCTGTTCATGTAATTGGAATTGAATTAGATTATTTAACTACGGATTTAAAAAAGAAACTTTATGATCTTAGAAATGTCAGCGCTGATTTAAAAGATGGAGCCAAACTCTTAGCATTAGAAAAAGATACAGCTAGAGACGACCGTAAACGATTTAAATATGTTTGTGAAACAATTAATAAGAGTACAAAAAACTCCTTAGTTTTGTTTTCAGATATTAAAAATTCTTATGGTCGAAACATCTATGATTGGTTAAGAGAAAACTCTGATAAAAATGTATATTACATTGACGGAGGGACTAAAGCCGATAATAGGGACTACTATAAAAAGAGAATGGAAGATGAAGAACATGTTATTTTAATAGCTTCAATCGGAACATTCTCTGAAGGTATCGATATTCTTAATGTTCATAATATCTATATTGTTGAGTCAAATAAATCAGAATATATTGTACGACAAATTCTTGGTCGTGGTATGCGTTTAATGGAGGGTAAAGAAAAAATTCAAGTTATTGATTTCTCAGATAATTTTGAATACGGATCAGGCTTTCAAAAGAAAAATTACTTAATGCGCCATTCCGAAGAGCGAGAACGCATTTATAAAGATAAAAGATTTCCATTCAAAAGATTTAAAGTAAAGCTTTAAAATATATAAAATAAAGCTTTAAATGATTTCCGAAATTATTCATGAATTAATATATGATGCGGATTTTCCGTCGGACTATACCTCTGATTTATCTAAAGTTACGTGGTTTGCAAGAAAGCATAATATTTCATTAGCAGAATTAGCAGAAGGCCTTGCAAAATATCAAGAAACTTATAAAGATGATTCAAGTTGGAACCGTTGGATTAGTAAAGCCTTATTAGATGCAACAATTAAGGCTATACATATGCAAAATAAATTAGTTGGTAAATTGCCTAATTTAATGGACACTAAATTATATGGAACAGGAAATCAGGAATATGGTGCGGTAGTTAAAAAAGATAAAGAAGGACATTTTGTTGTGCATTTTGTTCAAAAAAGAACAGATGATGATAAAGGCACAATGACTGGAATCCCAAATGCACAATATTGGGATGGCACACCAGGACAATATTATGCATCTACCTTATTAGGATTAGATCATGCATGGGATAGAAGAATGGGTTCATCTATTTGTATTGATGGTGGCACAAATTGGTTTATTTATGGAACGGATAAATTGGCTGATGAGATAGAAGAAAAATACGGGGGTGAAATAAGAAAAGACGTAGAAAGAAAAAACAAAGAATTCGACGAATTAATGAAGAAAAGAGAAAGAGAAAGATTAGGTATTAAAGAGTCTTATAAAGCCAAGAAAGTATTTGAAACATTAAGAGGGGATTAAAATCCCCTCTTTCTTTTATTACCACCACTTGAATGTGAAGTTTCCTTCACTATATTACATTTTTATTTTTAGTTTTATCGCCTTCCTTTACTCACGCCAGAACTAGTTGTACTTCCAGAACTTCTGCTCATTGAAGAAACTGAACTCATTGAAGAACCTGAACTTCCACTACTATAACTACTCGAAGAACTTCTACTAGGAGTTGAATATGACGAACTAGTATTTGGGGCCGAGTATGTCGATCGACTAGGTGCCGGTGACGGCGTATATGTTCTAGATTGTGTTGTACTTCTAGGTTGTGTAGGAGCCGAATATGATTTACTTGTAGATGAGTTATATGATCTATTAATTTGAGTGTTATTATATTGAGGTTTTGTACTCATTCTCGGAGAACTATATGAGGGTGTATATGATCTTTCAACACTATTATAAGTTGGCTTTTTATAAGCCTCTGTTCTTCTAGTTACGTTTGGCTCTTGTTTAGTTTGAACATTAGTTGATTGAGTAACTCCCTTACTATATGTAGATGTAGAAGTTCTTCTATTGATCTCATAAATAGAACCCTTTGAAGATGTAGTAGGGTATTTTTGATAAGTATTTCTGGAAGTGGATATATTTTTATTTGGAGATTGATAGGAATAATATCGACTTCCTAAAGCTCCATAACCTCTGTTAGGAGTACGATTGTTTATATAGATGTAATTGTATGTGTATGGATAATAGTTATAACCATACCAGTAATCATATCTATAAGGTGTGTACCAATAATTATAGGAATAATAAGGAATATAATAATAACGATCCCAATACCATGGGTCCCATCTAAACGGATTATAGAACGGATCATACCAGAAAGGATCATAATATCCATAATGAAATCTCCAATAAGGGCTATAATATGAGAATCCAAACCCGTAATTAAATCTGTAAAATCTATTTGCATAGGAAAAATCATCATCGAAAAGACGAGAAACATCTTCTACACCTTCTTCATATCCATCATTATAACCTCTATAATATCCTTCTGGTTTAGGTTGTTTTGGTTTTCTGTTAAATATCGTTGTAACATGTTTTTGATCCTTTGAAGGTTGATAATAAAGATCGTCATTTTCTACATTTTTAGTTTGTACTTTTTTGGTAGTATCAATATCACCATTTTTAATATAGTAATATTTTTCATAGTCCGACATTCCTGTCGTATCTATTTGGGCTGTCGCAATTAATCCTGTGATTAATAAAGCGATTGTCAATAAGAGTTTTTTCATTTTTTCAAGCGGCTATTTTAACAGTCAGATATATAATATATAGTTCAAAAATTGTGCCAAAAAAATTCAGGAGAACTTTCACTTTTTGATGAATAATATATAATATATAAAATAAAATTCTTATTATGAGAAAGTTTTATGATGTCTATAAAGAAAAGCAAACTAAGGCCACAGAATTATTCGAAAACAAGGTTTTAGGTGAGTTTAAGAGCGTTTATAGTACACTTCTAGATAAGTATAGAATATCTGACTTTTATACATTGAATGAGGAGGAACAGGTCACCTTCTTAGCCGAACTAAATTCCTATTGGACCGAGGAAGAGGGGTTATCTGAAAAAGGCAAGAAATTCTTACAGATTAGATCCGATGTATTAAGTGAGAGTTCAACTGTTCTTCAGAAGAGAAATTTCTTAAAGAATAAGACATCTTTAGTTATTAGCGAAGCACTTCGTCAATCAGAGCTCAAATGGAAATTATATGATATAATTGATGAAATGTATACTGAAGTACAAGCTAAAGGGGTTGCAGATATTCTTTCTCCAGATATTATTTCTGATATTATTCAAGAATCTATAAAACTTTCTACAGATAACTTTGTAAAAGAAATAAGATTAGAACTTAATGAAAGCGCTAAAGAAGTGGATGCTCTAAATGAAAAGAAAGATCCAAAAGCTGCTTTAAGAAATAGAGGTGATGTTGTTTTTCCTGCTGGAAGTAAAAGTGTAAAAGATGATAAAGATCATTTTCCTATTAATAGTGTAGCACAGGCTAGAAATGCTTTGGCAAGGGCAAATCAATATAAATCAGCTCCTTCATGGTACACAGGTTCTCTCGAATCATTAGTTAAAAAAGTATCTGGGGCAGTAAAGAGAAAATATCCAAGCATAAAAGTTTCCAAAGCAGCAGAAAAATCAGGTAAAGAGTAACTTATTATGAGAAGATTATTACGGGTAATTACCAAGAAAAATATTAAACCAAAACCCGCACCTCCAAAACCTGTTTCTACTAAGGTTGTACGAATGCGCGGTTGTTGTGGAGGAAAAAAGAAATGATAGTTAGAGAACAGTTAGGTATCAATTCTATTCTAAAGCCAAAATCTCAAGAAGATGTAACTAATGAGATAAGAAGACGTCTTGAGGGTAAACCACTGGAAACTATAAAAGAAACTGATAAATTTACTATTTACCAAGTAAAAAGAAGTGATGATATTAAAGAGATAGTTAAAGGTTTTGGTGGAAGAGACGAAGATGTATTCTATAATTTTTATTTAATTCTTGATAATTCTACAGTAGGCTTTAGACAAATAATCGGCGTAAAAGTAAGTCCTGATGGACAAATGAATGCAATGGACGCAAGAGGAACAAAAATTGAACCTGAATATCTAGATAAGTTTGCATAACATCCCTAAAGATAGTATCTTTAGCCCAACGCTCCTTAAGAGGAGCGTTTCTTTTTTGATATATAAATAAAACAATTATGCGAGCAAAATTCATCAATGAAAGCTGGAGCAACGAGCAAGTTAGAATTGCGGATGATATATTCGCAATATGGGATAAGTGGGAGTCTCCTAGACATCCACAGCCTGATAGAAGAGGTATTGCGCTAATGGAAAATTTTTAAAATTTTGGTTTGCAGATGGATGGGATGATGACTTTTATGTAGATGTAGAAGAATATTTAAAGAACTATAAAATAAAATATTTTGGCGAAAAAGAACCAATTAAATGGGATTGGACAAATCAATCATTAAAAATTAGTCAAATATGATACATTACGTTTATATAACAACTAATATATTAACAGGCCAACAATATGTTGGTGACAGATCTTGCAAAAACATTTCAAATGATTCGTATTTAGGAAGTGGAACATATTTAAAAAATTCCATAAAAAAATATGGAAAAGAAAAGTTTATTAAAAAAGTAATCGATACATTTAATACTAGACAAGAAGCATATGAAGCGCAAGAAAAATATATTAATGAATATAATACATTATATCCAAATGGATATAATTTAAACAAGAGAGGAGGATCAAATATTAATGAATTTATTGGAATGTATAACAAAAATCATTCTAATTTGACCAAAGAAAAGATGAAAAAATCTCATCAAGGAAAAAAATTTACTGAAGAACATAAAAAACATTTAAGTGAGGCTTTAAAAAATAGAAAATTATCAGAAAATCACAAAAGAAAAATTGGTGAATCTGAAGTGGGAAGAATTTCCCCATTTAAGGGTCATTGTCATTCAAAAGAATCAATTAAATTAATTACACAGGCAACAATTGGTAAAAATAATCCAATGTTTGGAAAAAAACATTCCTTGAAATCTAAAGAAAAAATTTCAAAAACCTTAAAAAATATAAAAATATGTTAAACACGCTTACGTATCTCTTAGAAAAAAGAGGAGAGAAATATGTCGATGAGTTATTAAATTCAGATTTAATAATCACTGAGAAGTTAGATACTTATAGAGTCCTTTTTGAAAAGCACGGAGATCATTTAGTATTCTTTAAAAAGGACAATACTGAATTAAATCTAATTGAGAGAACACTAACTAATGTGTGGGAAGACGCCATTATCGAATTATCAACAATAATTGGAGATATTATGCTTCCTGAAGGTTTAAGATTTGGAGTGGCTTATACTCCAGTTGAACGCCCTATAAGAATTCCATATTCAAAAATTCCAAAATATGTTCTAACAGACATCACTTTACGTAAGAATAATAAAGTTGTGGAAGTTTATGAGTATGATGAAGTAAATCAATGGGCTACAACATTGGGTCTTGGAAGACCCCCAATTATTTTTGCAGGAATATTAAATGAAGAACAAAAGAACGTATTAAAAAATTATGCTGAGGGTAATCTAGAAAAATGGCATGAAAATTTTGCTAAAACAATCACCCGTCTATTCGGAGAAACATATTCAAAAGAAAATATTATAGAAGGCATTATAATCAAGAGGGATAAAGATCTAGCTCAAATAGTTTCATATGAATTTGATATTCTTAATGAAGCATATGAAAAAGAAGAATCGTCAAGAGATTTTTATGACTTAATACTTTTGAATCTAAATAGATTCATGGATAATTATCAAATTCCAGTATTAGAAGGCAAAACATCTGATGAGATGTATTTAGAATTGACCTCTGATATTTTTAATAAATTTTGTGATCAATTTCCAAATATAGTTGAAAGTGTTAAACCAGATTATTTAACGCCACCAGCATATGGATATTATGGAGGATTGAATTTGTTATTAATTAAAAATAAGAAAACTATCGATATTCTTGAGAAAGGCGGAAAAATTTATGAAGCTTTATTTAGAATTATTATATCTTCATTACGTAAACCTAAAAAGGAATTTGGATTGTTATCAGAATCAGCTGTAAATAAATTCAATACATTTGTGAATGTCATTAAGCATGTAATTAATGAAGAAGTAGAAACCCAACCTCAAGTAGGTTTATTAGTAGAAAACACAATCAATGAAGTTAGATCTGATAATGTTGTTATTGGCGCAATGACTCATAGACAGTTATCCGATATTGACAATATGAGAGTCATCGCATCTGTTCAAAAGGCCTTTGAACCTGCTATGCTAGATGTTGTTAAAGGAAAAGAAAAAGTCGTAGTATACATAACTGAATGTCGTCCATTTACAACTTCTCAAGTGGAAAATATAAGGTCTATGCATCGGAATTGGAAATGTCCCGTGGTTATTGGTTCCGTTTCTAATGAAAGAAGAATGAAAGGTAATAAATTTTTATTTACCGATGATCTTATTAAAGCACAACTAGACGCAGTTGCTATTGAAAATAAAGATGTTGTCATTGCATATTTCTTAATGCAATCTTGGAGTTTAACTGAGTTGTTTCAATATTTGCGTCCAAAATTTGAACCAATAGCTCTTATAACAGATACTGGAAAAAAATCACAATTTGCGATACAGTTATATTTTGAAGATGAAGTTATGGGTGGTCGTATTGGAGTTGAAAAGGATTTCAATATTGGAGAAATGGATAATAAAGATCAACTTCCGGCTTTTAGAGCTATTGAAGATAAATTGATCGTAAAATTTAAAGAAGTAACACCTCCGTCTATTTGGGGATTATTTGATTCAATGTCAAGCGAATACCGAACTTGGAGCGGTCAATTTATATCTGTTGATTTTAAAGAAAATAAATTCGTATAATGAGGGCCAAGTTCATATATGAATCTATTGGAGATATTTTAAAACCTAAATCAGACAAAGAAATTCTTACAAATGCTAAGGATATTTTTCCTTCAAATTTAAAAGAACATTATATAAATTTTGTTATAGAAAGAGAAGCTATAAAATCTCGTGTATGGAATTTTTCTTCTGAAATGTACATTTTAGTTATAGGAAAAGATTTTTTAGATAATTTATCATATTGGATAATGTTTAATGGTTGGGATGGATGGAAATCAATGAGAGAAGGTTATTTATATGATGTAATACATAAGATCGATGAAGGAGATTTGTATGATTTAGATAATCAAGGATTTAAATGGAGAAAAATTTATAAGCAAATTAAATCAGAATATCCAAATATTTATAAAGAAGCACTTAAGAGACCAATAATAAATAAATAAAATAAAAGCTTATCATGGCAAAAGTCTATATGAAAGTAAAGAGAATCAATGAAGATGTAAGTATTACAGATTCAACTCTCGCACAACAATATCTTGCAGTTAAGAAGCAGATGGCTGATAAACAGACTCGTAGAGATAACTTAATGAAACAAGTTAATCAGTTAGATTCGGAGATGAATATCTTGCAAAAGAATTTAATCGCAATAGAAGCTAAATCCGCCGCTGCGAGTGTTAAATCAGAAGAAAAAGAAAAAGCACAACCAGACAAAAAGGCTGCTGAAACAAAACCAGCAGAAACAACTACTACAGAAGCTAAACCACAAGAAGGAACTAATGAATCATTTACTCCAAATCCAGAATTTGAAAATTTTATGGAAGAAGTAATCGCAAGCATCGATGAAACATATCATGATGGTGAAGGATTAGTTTACCAATATAAACCTCTTATAAAAAAATATTTTAAGAAGGGAGAAACAGCAGAAAATGTTGCCTCTATGATTATTGAAATGGAAACCAATTGGAAAGATACTGGGGTTGAATTTAATAAAATTCGCCAAGCTTGGGGTGGTGATGACGAAAACGAAAGCTATATCGGAGGGGATAACATAGGAAAATTTAATGCAAATATGCGAACACCAACAAGAGTTGCTGAATCCATTTATGACGATATAACTAGTTCAATACAAACTGAATTAGAAGATTTAGAAAAGGAACTTCAGAAATTAACCGATATTAAAGATTATATTGAAAATTACGATAATCAAGGTGTTAAAGATAATCCAGAAGATGTAGACATTGATATTAATATTAACGTAGATGGAGAAGGTGAAGAAGAACAAGTTCCTGAAGAACTTCCTGCGATTCCTCAAGACACAATAGCTCTTCCATCACCTGATGAAGAAGATGGAATGTTTATGGGTGTTCCCGAAACTATCGAGGATTATGATGAAGATAAAGATTATAGTAATATAAGTGACGAAATTGTCGATACGGAGGATCGACCTGACCCTTTTACTCCAGGGGAAGAGGAGAAAATAGTAGACGAAACCCTAAAAGCTGAAGATAAAGCTCCTTATGTTCCCCAACTTGTTGAACAAGAAGATATTGAAACAGAATTAGAATTAATGAATTATGAGGATGAAGATGAACCTCAAGATGAATACGTTTTTTATATTCGTTTAGAACCTGATACAGATGAAGAAGTAGTTGCAAAAATCTACAAAGAAGATGAAGATGATGAATGGACCACAAGAGTTGTAAAAGGTGATGAAGCTATTCAAGATATTCAATTTGATAATCGTTTAAATAAATTAGATATTATCGGGTACTTAGCTAATTTATTTGGAGAAGTAGAAGAAATAGACAAAAAAGAATACGAATATCTTTTAGATGACAAAGAAAAAATAGACAAAGAATATTATGAAAAATTGGAAAATTGAAAAATTACAAGCTGGAGAAACAATAATAAGTAAAGAACCTGGAAATTCAATGACTCCTATATTGATGTCCAGACAACCAGTAGAGATTACACCCTAAAACTGATAAGAGCCTATGGGATTTATTTATGACAAAATTTAGAGATATTGTATTCATTATTCTATTTTTTGCAACATCCATTGGCTGGATAGTAACTTCCACTACAAATAAAACTAAAATGAAAGTTGTTTTAGAACAAAATACTCAAGTAATAAATGAGCTCAAACAAGAAGTAAAAAAAATCAACGAGTATATAACTAAGCAATCTGAGTTAAATGGCCAAATCATTCAATATATGAAAGAAAAATGAAAAAAATTTTACTAGTTATTTTACTTTTTGTAATTTCATCTTGTGGCAATACTTATAAAAAAGAAATTCCCGCAAATGATAGCGTCATGTTTCAAATCGATACAATGATGCCTTTACCAACACCCGCCCCTGCTGAAGAACCTACACTAATTATTGCTGAAATACAAAAAGATTCGTTAAAAATTCGAAAAAGTTCTTCTATTTCAAAATTAGATACAACTTCTGTTGTTCGTGACCTACGAAAACATATAGAAGTTATTGATAGTCAACAAAAACAACTTGACTCTCTTCTTAAGATGAAGAAGAAAAAATGATGTTATGTTAAACTATGCAATTTATTAATTTCAAACATGAATATATAATAAAAAAATAAAATTTAATGTTATGAAAAGATCGTATGTTCCAGTTACGCTTGACGCGTATCTTAATGAGAGCAAAACTATAACACTCAAACGCGGATATGGTGAAAGACAACCAGTAGTCGTTGGAGCAACAGCCCCATTAAGAAATCAGGTTCTATCTTTTGTTGCTGAAAGCCAAAGAGTAACAAAGACAGACCTTAAAAAATTTATTGCCGGATTAAATGAAGGTTCTAAGAATCCTATTGCTTCTGCAAATATGTGGTTACAGAGAAATTCTAAATTCTTTGTTACTGAAAGTAAAAATGGCATAACTTATTTTAAATTGTCTCCTATCGGACAAAGATTGGCTAAGAGATTTGCAAGTCCATCACAGATTTCAGAATCAGAAACCAAAAACATTCGTAGAAAATTAAACGAAATGGCTCCTCTTAAATCTTTAAGAAATATTAGAAGTTCTAAAGATCTTGAAGATTTTGATGAAGAAGAACTCGAAGACGAAGTAGGTAATTATGATTTTGTAGATCGCACAAAAGGTTATCCACGTCCAGGACTCTATGACGAAGAAGTTGAAGAATGCAACGAAGAAAAAGAAGAAATTGAAGAATGTGACAAAGAAGACAAAAAAATGGATGAGTCTACAAAAGAAAGAATCAAAAAGATTATCGAAAACATCAAAGCCAAACGTGGTCAGAAATTAAATGAAGCTGAAGAAGAGGAAGCTGAGGATGAATTAACTTTTGATGATCTCGATTTAGGTTCTGAAGATGAAAAAGAAGAAGAAGGTGAAGAGCTTGAAGATGAAGGTGAAGAAAAAGAAGAAGAAGGTGAAGAGCTTGAAGGTGAAGGCGAAGAAAAAGTAGAAATAACTGAATTCGTCATTACAGTTGATAATGTTGAAGAAGCTATTGAAGAATTATCTGAAGAAGGTGTAGATGCTGAACAAGTAGTTGACGAAGAAGGAGAACCTGTTGAAAATCAGATTAAAGTTTCTGCTGATTCATGGGAAGCTTTAAGAGGATGGCTTGAAGAAAAAGGTGTTGATATCGAAGAAATGTTTGGTGGAGAAATAGAAGTAGAAGACGAAGAAGGTCTTGAAGGAGAAGAAATCGAAGGTGACGAAGATCTTGAAAGTGCTGGAGAAGAGGGTGCTGAAGAACTAGAAGGTGAAGATTTCAGCCTAGAAGGAGGAGACGAACTTGAAGGTCTTGAAGGAGAAGAAGGTGAAGAACTTGGAGAAGAAGAGGATGTAGAAGAAAGTGTAGAAGGTATGGAAAGAGAAGAAAATCAAAAAACTCCTAACCTAGTTGCAGGAAAACAAAAACAAACTCCAATGAAACAAACAGAATTTTCTGGTGGAAAACAAGTTACTATAACAGTTAAATAATTTAAAAAATTCTTTATAAAGGGGGTCTAAATGACCCCTTTTTTATTATATTTGCTTTTCGAATATATAATTATGAGGGCAAAAACTGTGCGTAATGAAGCCGTAATCTTTGATTTTGATGATACTCTTGTGAAAGATTCAGCAAGATCCCATTTATACCGAGATGGTAAATACATAAGATCCATGGATGCTGATGAGTTCAATCATTATATCAAACAACCTAATGAAGAATTTGATTTCAGCGAATTTGATAATGCCAAATTTATTAAAGCTAAAAAAGGTCCTGCTTGGTATTTACTTCATATTTATAATGACGCTGCAGAAGAAGCAAGATCATATGTTCCTATTTTTATCATAACAGCAAGAAGAGAAACTGTTAAACCAGCAATTATTGAATTTTTAAGAAGAAATGAAATTAATAATCTTCCTGCTGAAAATATCTATTGTGTTGGCAGTCCAGATGTTAGGGCTGAAGATATTCCACAATTAAAAGAAAAAATAATTCTTTCTGAAATCAAACCATATTATTCTAAGATCACTATCTACGATGATAATGATCTTACCATAAATCATCTAAAAACTATTCCAGGAATTAACGCAGTTTTGATAAAGTAATATATAATAAAAAATATGTTACTTATGAATGAAGATGTCATGGGTGGAGCAAGTACCCCAATGTCCACTTTAAATAATACTCCAGGAATGGGTAATGCAACACCCCCACAATCAAACTCATCAGGAAGTGGGGATAAATGGGGGGACTCTTCTCTAGGTCCTTATACTCAAAAATCTAATGAAGAATTTTATCCCTCTCTTGATCTTGTTTTAAATGAGGAAAATATTAGTCCATATGATAAAATTGGTTCGATGATGGCCAAAAAGATGGGGGTTCCATTAAATTTTAAAAAGGGGAAAAATAAAAATGCTAGCGAAGT